GTTCCAATCGTGCAATTCTTTTTCATCATTAAACGAGTCACTGAAAGAATAAAACGCTACACTACGAGCCTGTTCCCTAATTCTTTCAATACTTCATAGGTGTTTTAGTAAAGGCTCCTATCTTAGTTAATACTTCTTTTCTTAAACCTCTATGAAACAAAAAAAGAATTAACACATTTGGGCGCAGTACAGCGTTTATTTCTTTCTCGCATTCCCAAATCAACAAAAACAAAGCCCTTATAACCCTACAAACCTACCATAAGATATGGGCAAGCGAAACAACAACCGATTGGCAGAAAGGGTATGGTCATTCATGGTCAACCACAACGATGCCATGACCACATCAACAATCCACCAGCACTACTCAGCAGTGTATGGCAACGAGTCTATACCTAAGCAACAGACCTTGACCCAAGTCCTTCTCAACTCCCGTATGTTCCGACGGGTCGGATGGTACAACGAAGTCACCAAGGAAACCTACCCGTTCACCGGAAGCATCAGTGCGCTAAAACAATGGAAGGGTGTTCCAAGCACCAACCTCGTTTGTGTCTTAGAGGCCCGTACAATGGACGAAATCACGGCACCCTACCTCGACCCCACCCGTTCCCCAATCCGACGCTTAGACCGTATGCCAAAGTTCGTTAGAGAGTATGTCAAGGAGGCTTTACAATGAGCGGACACATACAGTTCTTGGACATTGATGTTTTTCACAATGAATCGTTCACGATGTTCAACCCCAAGAAGGTGTACCTTTATGTCGAAGGTGAGTACGGCTTCATCCCTCTCATCTGTGGCAAGGCTATCGAAGGCGACGGTACCGAAGTGGCGACAATCACTTCCCGATACCAAAACATTGAGGCATTCAACAGACTACCAAAGCCCAATGATATTGGGTGGCGCATCACACAAGTGACAGAAGATATTTGTTTTATCGCAATAACAAATTGGTACCCGAACAGTGACGGTAAAGGTGAACCCAACGCAGACCTTTGGAAGAACTCATACCCAATGATGTACAGTCTTTTGCGCTACTTGAAGATGGAGGGCTGTGAACAAATATGCACAATTACTTCGATGAACATTCTCGACGCAGAACAGAATCCAGCCATCAATGTGCATACGAGTGACAATGATTGGGAGGGGCTGTTCTCCGACGAAGACTCATACCTCGCCCTGCCTGCGTGGGCCTTCCCAATGCTTGCCGATAAAATGGGTATGCAAGGCAAGGCCGTAGTAGCCTCGCAAGACGAAGGTCAATTCATCGACATTGAGGCTCTCAAGAAAATGACGATTTACCTACAACTATCCGGCCTCCCGTGGTGCGATAAAGAAATGGAAAAAACAATCTCAACACTAATGTCTGTCGAAACCGAACTTTCAAGTCAAGGCTTTGACGAAGACACATCAATGGGGGAGTTCCAATGACGAAGATTATTGACCGAATACTAAACTTCGCAAAGGCAAACTACTATGTCGATGTTGAAGACAAAATCCCAATCTTTGTCACTTCGATTGGCGCACACATCTTCAATGGTATCAACAAGTGTAGCCGGTGTGACTTTGACCCTTTGCACAACGCAGACTTCAACATTCCTAACTGTCCCATGCGACATTCCTTCGCACCGATTTACACACCAATGTCACAACTCGCCGACACACGAGTTCACATCTTGATGCGTGGTGAGAAGGGTTCCGGTAAAAGTATGCTCATCAATATGTTCCTCGCAGAAGGTACAGGTTTGCTTTACACACCAACAGCGTTTGAAGACGGCTCCGGCTTCCGCACAATGCTCGGTCCCAACTCCGTCACCGAGGCCGGTATGTTCGGCTCCGTCGATGAAGACGGCAACATCACAGGTCGCCCGTTGGCTCGTGATATGTGCGGAGGGTTTCTCGGTTTTGAAGAATCATCATCGCTCACTGATGCAAACAAGAAAGACCACAGCGTTGACATGAAGAATCAACTTCTCACTTCCCTTGACAATGGTCGGGTTGAGAAGGCGATGAGGATGGGTCGTGTACGATATAATACCCGCTATACTATGTGGGGCGGAACACAGCCGAGCCGACTTGAGATGGAGTCCGGTCTTGACCGCCGTCTGTTTATCATCGACATTGAGATGAGTCCCGAAAAAGAAGCGGCGTACAAGACGGCCCAGCACAAGCAGGTCAACATGACCCGTGAAGACCGAGCCATGCTCGCCGAAGAAGTCATTCACATTCGCAATTGGATTAACACACGGATGCTCGACGCAATCTTCGACCCTCCAAGTGGTGTTCACTTCTCGGAAGAGTTGGGTGCTTGGCTTGACCGACCGGACATTCGTTCCTTTGAGTCCGACTTGTTCCGACGCATCGCAATCGGCTACGCCATGATGTGTGATGATTGGGTAGGAAATCAAGTGCTGAACATAAGTCTTGACGAAAAATTACTCAAGATTCTTGAAGCCGCTCTTGTCATGCGACGCTCGGTTATGGACTCCGATGCACGACTCATCAAGGATGCGTTTTGGATGCAAGACATTACCAAGTCCACCTTGCTTAAGGAAATCGCCCGCATCATAACTCGTGGTGACTACACAGCGGCAAAGCGATGGATTGACGACAACCTCGTCAACCAACCGTGGTACTGTGAATATACCCCCAAGACTAAGGGGCGTGGTCGCAAAGGTGTCATGTGTCGAATAGGAACCTTAACAGACCCAGCCCAAGTGGTACAGAAGTGGGGAGGTGAATCGGATGAGAAGTCAGCGTGAGATTGAACAACGGCTTGCCAGCGAAGGCAACGCACTGAACATCGAAACCCTACGGTGGGTTCTCGACACTCCCGACTGTCCCATGTGTGGCATCTCTACCCGAAAGGAACTTGAGGTCGAAGTCCATGCTGGTCATGTGAGTCCGGCTTACCTTGAAGAGAAATACGCTTGGCCGGTTGGTACTGTCATGGAACACATGGACAACCATGTGGACTACGACCCCGAAGAAGCGAAGCACATGGAGAATATGCGCTACGAGTCCATCAACACGCTCGATGCGGCACAGGACATTGTGAGCAGGCTTCTCGGATGGCTTGACGAACTTGAGTCCATGAAGGACAGTCAAGGCGGTATCACTTCCGAGTGGGTCACTGATGCGGCAAAGTTGGTCGCACAGGCCAACACCTCGCTCCGACTCGTCGGACAACTCAAGAAAGAGATTGGTGTTGACTCGCAACTATTGTTAGCACAAAAACAAATGGATGGGGTCATGGGTGTTCTCGTGAATACGCTTCGTGATGAGCCTAAGTTGCTCGACATGATTGAACTACAAGTGGCGGCGTTGAAACCACCGTCGCACACTGTCGATGTTGATTGGGAGGACTGAACATGATTGAATGGAGAAAGGGTCCGAAGAATACGCTGTTCGCTCGTCGCATTGAAAAGAGCGAGTACCCACAACTCATCAAAGCGATGATGGAGCATGGTACAATTTGTCTTCTTGAAGACAAGCCGACTTGGTATTATGGTCCCTATATTATTCAAAGCGTTGTTGTTAGAAAGGTGTGGGGTCTAAGTCACGCACAGATGAACAACCTTAGAACTCACATTTTGGAACACGACCCGTTTGGAGGGACGAGATATGAGGGGCATAATTATCTTGACGAGTGACGAAAGGGCGTATCGTATCGGTCAAGTTATCGAAACCCGTGGTATCGAATATGCACCGGTTGCTCCCGATACAACCTACATCATCCACGGTGTAAAGATTACCGAAAAAGAAATCAAGCGTTGGGTTGATGTTGTTTCCTATCGAATGGTTTTTGTCTTGGATAAGATGCCTAAATTGAGTAAAACAATTAAGGAACTAATAATCGTGGACAAGAGTCTTAAGGCTGGGCGTGATGGTTTCAAACGGGAAGTGGAGATGATGTTTCGCTGGGATGATAGGACGAGAGTGTTCAAGTCGATTCGTGGCGTATTACCAATCCCGCTTGCTCTCGCATTCCTCCGCCGCAATAAGATTGAGGAAATAGAATTGTGGCGTATGTTGGCACAGACTTCGTACACGCTACCTGCCGAGTACACCGAATCGCTTTTGGCATACGGGTTGAAGTCTTCTCGTTCTCGTTGGGAGTGGCCCAAGAAGTCCAAGAAAAAGGAATCGCCGCCCGACGGGTTTCGTGAGAGTGACAAGTATTGGGAGAACATTATTGCCCTCGATGGGAAGGTTCGCAACGACCTTCGCACTAAAGGAGAACCTCTCCCGAAGGGTGTCAAGAAAGGCAAGGAGAGTATCTTGGAATGGGTGTGATGGACTTCCTACTGTTTGCCGTCTTGGTCGCCTCTTTGGGTATGAATGGGTACCTCATGCTACGGTTGATTGAGCAGTGGGCCATCATCGAAAGCCGCCGAATACACACGAGTCCACGACAGCGACCGACCTTCGCCAATACGAATCCACCACACATGGATGCTCAAGAAGATGCGACGATGGCGGCGCAGGCGATGGATGCGCTGATGTGGTATGACTCATAACTGTTAGGGCAACATTAAATAAAACACTTCCGTGGGACAGGACATGAGCGCAACGAATCGTCGTGTACGACGGGCTATTCTCGAAATACTTTGGGAAGGCGGACCAATGACGAAAGAAGATGTTGCCGTCGCTCTCGGTGAAAAGAAGGGAGTCAATCACATTCCTTCACCTCATTCCCTTTCCGCACTGCTGTGCAAGTCCCATTCGGTGATTACCGTTGGCAAACGCAAGGTTGAGAATATCCTCGGCCATCGTTCATCTCACGCACTTTACGATTTGGACCGTGAAGTAGTATTATCGAAAGACGAAATCAAGTTCATCCGTGAACCTTCGACCATGACTCCATCGGAGCGCAGGCAAGCCATGAAATGTGTGGCTTGTGGTCGAACTCGCATCTTTCCTCCGAACTCCGAGGAATGTTTGCATTGTGGTCGAATATCCGTTTAGTCGGACCACCACAACCTTTATAAGCCCAGCCGTCTATGTATATTTAGAGGCAGGGAGATGCGAGCAAAGACAGTACCACATGTTGAATACGAGATTTTGAAAGAGGTGTTAAACAACATACCTCTCGATGAAGTCGAGGCTAACATGGTGAACTGTCCGGTGACTGAAAAGCGTTTCACAACAGCGGCCAAGAATGTCGCTGTTTTGATTCGCAACCTTATGAACCGACGCCAGCATCGCCTGCCCCACACACACAATGATTACAAACAAAAGGAGGAATGAAACACATGACAGAAACACAAACAGAAACACCGCTACACGCCTTTTCCGGCCAACGCTCGGAAGCCGCTTTTATCTGCGGCGAATGCTTCACAACAATGGTCTGCGATGAAGGGGAGCATTGGTTTCACCGTTCTTGCGCCCATTCCAAACTTGGACAATTTACTCCAATCATCAATTGGAGGAACACAAGGGATTGGCTCGATGCGGTCGTTAATCACTACGACCTCGGCGACTGTACCTTGAAAGACGAAGTGATACTGCTTTCCCAACTTTTGACGAACGAAATTAGAACGCATAACGGATTACAGAAAGTGCTTGATAGTCAAACTGAGCATTCGGGTTCTTCTGTTCTCACAGCACTACCGCAAAATGTATTGAGGTTCGACCGACTTTTGTTGCTCGCAGAATCGTCGCACCAAAAAATCAAGACGCTGGAAGGCGCAATCAAGTTCGGGGTGAGCCAATGAGTGTCACACGAAGTCCATTCAAGGTCGGCGAGAAGTTGACCGTCGCCCAAATCAAGGAGTGTGCTGGTCGCACCGCTGTGCCATCCAAGACCGGTGGTTTCATCGTCACCGCAGTTGTGCAAACAGCATACAAGTCCGGTGGGTACCTGTTCAACGCCGAGTCCGTGAGGGCTGTCAATGGTCGCAAGGTCGAAGTCGCTTGGCACCTCATACACCCACGCCGCCGAGCCAAGAACGGCAACCAAATGGTTTCAAGGAAACAATACTTCTCGGCCTTCCGTGTCATTGTACCACAGGCAGAAGAGAAGCCTTATATGCCTCGCAGTGAAAGGGAACATGAAGCCCCCGTATCTAAGACGCAACCGGCTGGAACTCGTAAATACAAGGGTATCGTACTCGCAGACTTTTTGGAGGAATGAACATGAACATAACAGTAAAAATTGACCTTGACATTGACCTTGACATTGACATTGATGAACTAATGGATAACACCTTGCGTGACATAATTAAGAATGAGATTGAATCATGCTACATGGAAGACATTCTTGACTGCATTGAGGTGAGCGAATGAGTTATTACACTATGATGGACCTCGCTCTTTTCGTTGCTAACGATGTTTGGAAGTACGACCGTGATACTGTCGAACACATGTGTGATGAAAGTTCGTGCAAAGTAGTCATCGACTTCTTTGAAGCACACGAGGACAATTTCGCTTCCGACTGTTCCATGCAAATCAAATTCGCCGAACAATTTCAAGCACTTTTGGGGGCGGAAGAATGAGCGCAACATTAAGTGATGCGTTGGGACTCGCCGCTGTTGTTGCGGCGCAGATAGGCAAGCGCATCCAATCCTCTCGACCGCTCATTGAGGAGTTGTGTGACGATTATGGCGTCGATACTGTCGTTTCATTCCTCGTGCATTGTGAACGGATTAACGGTTGGGACTGTTCCACGCAAATTGAATGGGCCAACAAAAGACGACCAAATAACTTCTCCGCTCAAGTCACCAAAGTGCTTGAGGATTTGAAGTACCTCGGTCGCCTCGATTACAATACTTTTAAGAGTGTACTTTTCCCGCAGGCTACGGAAGACTACCTTGACGAGAAGTGGCTTTTGTGGAACAAGGACAGGCTCGGATTCCTGTACTCGTGTTCTTCCGACAAGATACTGTTGCTTTGTGACTACATCGAAATCTGCAAGCATGGGGGGTGCGGTCAATGATGCCGGAGATTCACTACAACACCTACACACAGGAAATCAAGCATCCTAAACCGTGGCAACTCGATGAATACGGTGAGCCGAATGTCAACGACTTTATCATCAGCGACCCTTGCTACTACATCAAGGACTCCGAATGGGGCGACTTCTGTGAGGTGTGGAACGCCGCCACCGAAGGTCAAGGCTACGGCTCCAACATTGTCAAGTGGAAAGGCTTCGACCTCGTTATCCAATCGACGGGTGGCGACGGCTCATGGTCGTACAGCGGCTTGGAGCAGAAATTTTGGCATCGTGCTGGTACATCTCACTGTGCCGACACAGCATCCATTTGTTGCATCCCCTTTGCTCTTTGCGACACCGACCCCATGAAGAATTACAAGGGCAACGGTATCATCGGTCACACTGACTACGGCATGGAAGACTACCCCGAAATCACTTGCGAGGGTGACTACACAGGAGTCGGTGAACCATTTGCTATTGACGGAAAAATACAGGATGGCTACACTCATTGTTGTGGTCAATATGTTGACGACGACCAATTTGAGTGGTGTGACAATGGTTCGTGCGAAGGCTGTTGGTCTTGCTTTGAATGCGACTGTGGGGATGATGAGTGATGGCTGGAAAGGTAGTCAAGTTCTTTTTCAAGAGCGTACTGTCCTCTAAGGGACTCATGCTTTGTCCGCTATGCGACGACGCTGTTATCGCAAAAGACGGTGAGCGAGCCTGCTACCACTGCACACTCGACGCATCTTGGGAAGTGGAAGTATGACCCGCTACAAGATTCTTGGACGCTGGACCGCTTGCTATCACTGCGGTAGGACTTATGAGTCGGGCCTACTTGGTCGTACAAAATGTCCTCACTGTGTCAAGTGTAAAACGCCCAACAAGTGCTTCCCTCAATTTGAGGCTAAACATCACTGCAAATTGTGCGCCGCACAGAAAGTGATTTACGATTTAACGGGGGAAGAAGAATGATTGACACAGACAAATACGAAGGAAGCGAAGGCCGATACTTCACAGGTAAGATGGTTGATAACTACATGAACCTACAAGCAGAAGTCCAGCGGTTGCGTGAAGGTATCAAAGAGTTATCCGAAGATTGGCTACGATGGGATGAAAGAGGAATAAAGATGGCTAAAACACTAATGGAGTTGATTGAATGACCGTTTGGGCTACTCACCACCGACCAACAAGTCTTACGGGAATAGTAGGACAAGACCAACTCGTCGCTGAACTACATCAAGTGGTTGTCGGGGAAATGCCGATGCAACACTACATCTTCTTCTCGCCAATGGCCGGTACAGGAAAGACCTCAATGGCTATCGCTCTCGCAAAGGACTTAGGTTGGCAAATCGTGACCTTCAACGCATCTTCCAAGAGAGAGCGTGGGATTGAGTTCATTGAAGAAGTCATTATACCAATGACCCGAAGTGGTGTTAAGGAAAGAATCTTTTTGCTTGACGAGGCCGACCAACTGACCGATGCCGCACAGTCTGCTCTCAAAGGCGTTATTGAAAACGCTAACGGTTATTTCATTCTCACCTGCAACCGTCTTCCGAAGGTTTCACGCTGGCTACAAAGCCGATGCCAAGTGCGTACTTTTAGCCCAATACCAAATGAGGATATGGTTCAACAATTGACTAAAATTGCTGTTCAACACGCTCCCGATATTTCCAAGACTGCTGTCGAAGTTATCGCAAAAGGTCACGAAGGTGACTTGCGAAATGCGATTGGAGCATTACAGACCTACTGTGGTATGACAGGCAGAAACGCCGAAGCATTCCTTGACAGCCTCACTGCGCCCCACATCGACTTCTCTAAAATGTTGATAGTATGTTTTCGGGAAAAGAATCTTGAAACAGCAGTCAAGATGTTGAAGGGTGATGTTCGGTACCAAATACGAGCGTGTTTCCAATACGCTGTCGAATCACCGGCAAAAGCACAGTCCAAGATGAAAGTCATTGAAGCGGCAATCACTGCCGAGCGTGACATAATCAACGGTGTGGATGAAGAGGTAGTGCGCTACAACTTCGTTCGTATGTTGGTCGGAGGGAGCCAATAACAACCTTTATATCCCCACAACATGACGACAAAATACAGGAGAAATCTACATGGTAGCATACGAACAAATGATTGAAAAAGTGGCAACGCAAGTCGGAACTGACCCCAAGACGCTATCGGCGAAAGCCGATGCAATCCTCGCCCAAGAAGGCGCAGGTTGGGAAGCATCCGGTAAGAACGAAGAACAACGCAAGACTCTTGCCCTACGAGTAGCGGCACGACAATTGGTGGCTGAAAAGGCAAAATTGACCCGCAGTGGCGCAACGATGTACGAAGGTATGTTCGTCAATGTCCCTCGTGAAAAGGATTGGGCTAAGATGGCCTACAACAAGATGAGCAAGACTCTCAAGTCGATGCCGGACATGGCACAACGCCTCGCTCTTGTTGGTCAAGGTGCGCTCATCATCTATGAGAACAACCACGACGGAACCTACACCCGTCACGCCAACCCTTCCTTGCTGAACCAGCAAGACTTCACCGAAGGTACTCGCTCGGATGAAATCAAAGAGATTCCACCACGACATATTGCTCTTGATGCGAACACCTCGTTCTCACTCATTTGGGACAAAGCGACAACTCACTTCGCAAACGGCAAGCCGAACTTCAAGTACGGCTCCGCTCGCCCACTTGAAGAACCCGACCGCTCGTGTCTGTTCTTGGGTCGCAAGGCTGGCTCCAACGACAGTCCGAGCCTACACTCCTTCCGGTACAACGGCAACTTGGCAAAGCAATCTTGGCCTACCTTCGTCACCGGCACCATCGGTATGAAACCTGCCAACCGTGAAGGTATGGCATACGGTACAAAGGTCACCGCCTTCACCACTGATGCTGAACTCTCATCCATCTTTACCGCACCACCTCTCATGGTTGACGAAAACGGTGCAAGTGGACTTATCGCTGATTGGCTCGGTGAAACGCTCATGCCTTCTCTCGACAAGTGTCACGAACACTACGGAACTCTTGACGACAAGGCAAAGTGGGACACCACCTACGCTACTGTTGTCGAAGTGGTTCACATCGACCCTCGTGAAAACGGTGGATTCATCGTGACCGTGGCTGATGCCGATATTATGTCGGAAACCCCACCAATCGAAGTCTATGTCGGTGCCTCCGAGGAAACCTCGGTTGACTTCGGCGTTGGTTCGGAACTCGTTGTTGTTGGCTCCCCGTGGGTCACTCGTGACGGCGAGGCTCGCTTTATGACCTCCGGCTGGTGGTGCATGAACCGCATCGCACCTCTCGCTGACACTGACGATGGCGAAGACGGCTGGGATTGAGTCGCAAATAACTTTGGGGGTAAAGTAAATGTCGAATGTAGTCATGGGTGAAGAGGCGAAAGCCGCTTTCTTGGAGGCCATCAACCTTGTCGCTGATGCCGTTGAAGGTACGCTGGGACCGCAGGCGAGAACTGTTCTCGTCACGCATCCCGAACGACCACCAACGGTGTTGAACGACGGCGTGAAGATTGTTTCCTCCGTACAGTCCGAAAAGCCTGCTGTGCAAGCCGCAGTGCAACTGTTCCGACAGGCCGCACTTGAGGCTCAACAGGCTTCCGGTGACGGTACTACAACGGCAACACTACTTGCTCGTGCAATCTGCAACGCATACGCCGACCATCCCAACAAAGTCCGAGCCGCCCAAGAAATCGCTCAACTGACCGACGAAACCGTTGCATACATCGAACGACAAAGTGATGAGATTGATTTTGATGCACTCACTGACGATGATGATTGGGAAAAGTTAGAACAGCGGCTAAAGTTCGTGGCTTCTGTCGCCGCTAACAACGACGAATATCTTGGCGAACTCGTTGCTGAAATCTTCACGGAACTCGGCCCCGACGCTCTCGTCAATCTCAAGGTCGGCTCTCTTGACCATACGATTTGGTCGAAAGCCCTCGGAACAAGTGTTCCCACAACATTCGTTTCTCCGATGTTCTGTAATACGAACAGGCGTACCGTCGAATACCACAACCCGTTGTTCCTTTTGACACAAACCGTGATTGAGGAATTTGAAGACTTGATGCCTGCGCTTGAGATTGCGGTTGAGAACAACCGACCGCTCATCGTTATATGTCAAGACATTAAGGGTGTTGCTCTATCGAACCTCATCGCCAATCATGTTGGTGGTGTTGTCAAGGCTTGTGCCATCAAGGTACCATACGCTGACCCTGTGACTTGGTTTGAAGACATTATAGCCCTTGTCGGTGGCAAGATATTCTTCGACGCAGAAGGGCATACGGTTGCCGATGTTGTTGCCGGTAAAGGAATGCTCGGAACTGCTGACACAATTAGAATTAACGAAACAGAAACAGTTCTTATTGCTGGCTCTTCGGCTGTAAATACGCTGAACGACCACATCGCAGGTTTGCGAAAACAGGCGGAAGCGGCTGACCATTCTTTTGTAAAGGAAAAACTACTCACTCGTATTGCTCGTTTGGATTCAAAGATTGCTAACATTCACATCGGAGGATTCAGCGAGGCTGAAATCCGTGAAACGAGGGAAAGGGTTGACGATGCTGTCAACGCTACCCGACTCGCCATGAAGGGTGGTACCGTTCACGGTGCTGGCGTGACTCTCGCACGACGCACTTCCGTCACCGAGCGACCGGAAAGTCCACGCAACGAGCGGTGGGAGAAGGTTCTCCTTGAACCGGTTCGTGTGTTGACCAAGAACGCTGGTAGTGAGCAATCGCTCGCAGATATTAGGAAGTTATTCCAACAAAGGCACTACTACAAGAACTTGCACACGGCGGAGTTCTACATCGAAACACAAGACACTGTTAATGTGTACGACGCTACTCTCGTGCTTGTCAACTCACTCAAAGCCGCCGCATCAATTGCTCGGCTCATGCTACTCACCGACCGAATCGTTTTGGTGGGCGAACAATAGGCAAAGCCAACCTTTATATGGCTACAACAGGAGGGAATAATATGTCTTGGGGAACTAAAACAACAGAAGCGACCGTCACAAAAACGGGATTTGACAAGGACTACTACCGTGGTCTTTTTGAGAACAACACGGCACAATCGGTGCCTGTACGCATGGCACTAATCGGCAAGGAGAACTGTGCCAAAACCGGTACAGCCATCAGTATTTGCCGACAGGTGAAGCCGAAGGGTCACATCTATGTGTTCGATGTTGACAACTCGGCAAAGGCTACCATCGACTCCGCATACGCAGGTGATGATGAAATCACAGTCCTTCCACTTCTTGACGAGCGTGACGACAGCATCTTCAACGACGATGCTACCGTCAACTACGCTAACTTGATTGACAAGGTAAATTACTTCGTCAACATTGTTGCCGACAAGTCAAAGGAAGGAGAAGATATTGCCGGAATTGTATTCGACGGTGGTTCGACTTTCTTGAAATGGTGCGAGTTCGCCATGACTGATGTTCTGCTCCGAAAGGGTGTTATCAAGGAAGAAGGCGACTCCTTCAACCAAAAGGAATGGCGCACCCGCAACCAATTGTTCCGCCAAGTTATGACTCGACTTCACGGTCTTGCTGTGCCTTGTGTGTTCTTCACCTTCCATCTCAAAGATGTTTCCAACTATGTTGACAACGGCTCCGGTGGCAAAGTGCTAATGAAGGTCGGCGAGCGACCGGAATGGGACAAGGGTACCATGCGCTTGTTCTCCCAACAAATCTTCTTGTCCCGCTACATGAAGCGGGCCGATACCGCCGCTGGTGTTAAGGCCGACCCCACACTCAAGAACGACGACGATTGGATTGTCAAGGCTACCTTTGAGGAAATCAAAGGTAAGCACATGGAACACATCGGGCAGACCCACACCATCCTCGAAATTATCAAGGGTAAAGTAAAATGGTTTGGACTGCCAATGCTAACATGGAGTGAGTGAAATGGAAGCAGAATTAAATGAGATACTAAACCAAGCCCTCCAATGTTTCAAATCCGTTCAACGGCGCATTGAGGCCATCGAAACCCGCCTTGCTGATTTGGAGTTCACGCTCGATGAACTTCCCGAAGTGAGCAACATTGTCGCCGCAGTCAAAGAACTTCAAGACGAGCATGAAGCACCGGCCATGAAGTTCACACACTACATCTTGGGGGTCAAGCGATGAGTTCCTCCGTTGAAATCACCAACGCCGACTTGACCCGCTTGCTCACCATTATGAAGCGCAAGCAGACTGTCAACGGAAAGCAACAGGCACAGGTTGAGTCACTACTCTTGACTTGTCTTAATGGCGAGTCGGGACAAGCCATCGCCAGCAGTCTAACAAGGGACTTGTCGGGGCTGACACAGGTCACAATGGCCTGCACAGTCAATGGTGAAGATGTATGCAATATCCCAATCCAAAGCATCGACAATATGCTGGGAATCATCAAGTACCACGGTCAACTATTGACACTCGTTTTCGATAAAGAAAACAATCGCCTACGAATTAAAAGTAGGGGAAAACAAACCACGCTCGACGCATCGGGAGATGCTAAGGCGTTCTCTCACAGTCCCGACACTATCAGCGAGTTCCACAAGAAAGGTATTGAACTCGTGAACCGTGTTTGGCACACAGACGGTGTGTACTACATCACCGGCAACGGTGACAAGATTAAACCTCTCGCAAAGTACACCGTGGATTCAACGGATATGTACGAGGCTTTGCGTTGCGACACCATGAATGGACAGCGACTCAACAGATACACTTTGGGTGTGGAGTATGACTCGCACCACCTACAAGTCGAAGTAGGTGACTTTCACCTCGGACAGACCGTGACAGATGTTGCACTTAAAACAAAGGCAAAGGAAACATGGAAGTGGCAGTTCGACGGTGGGCTTGACGAAGTGTTCAAGCCTATGACCGGCTCTTGTGACATTTACATTTACGACTTCCGTGACTTCGGACAAGGTATGCGTCTTTACATTCATTGGCCTAATGTTATGGGTTCCAGCGAGTTCTTTGCTTTCCAAGCGGGAGTTCTTACTTATTGATTACGACATGGTGGGGTTTGCGCCTCGAAAAAGGGTAAAAGTGTACCTCCAAAGCATGAGGGAGTGTTGTGTTTCTCTTCCGTACCCGCCCCGCCTCCGTCGTATTTTAACGGTGATAATATGACTGAACGAACTGTTATCAACACTCTTAATGGCAGTCTTAAGGAATTGACATTAGAACAGGTCAATGAGTTATACGAGTACACAGGTGGCAGACTCAAGGGTAGGAAGATTTACCTTAAGATTGCTGTACTTGCCGTGTTGAAATATCAAAGCCACGGCAGACCATTGACTGCTCGTGAAGTTAGGGATTTGGGACAACGATATATCCCTCGCAACCAACAGTGGTCGAACCAAGTGGTAGGTAGTATTCTCGGAATGTTATCTCGTATGAAATTGATTCAACGCTCTTACGACAAACCTTATCTTTATTGGTGGGAAAACAGTGGTATTTGAAATACGCACCGGCAACTGCGTCGAACTGATGGCGTACATGGATGATGAGTCCGTCGATATGTGCGTGACTTCCCCGCCGTATTGGGGTCTTCGTGACTACGGTGGTAGGGGCATTGTTTGGGGTCCACAAGAATGTATTGAGCGTGGAGAAGGTGATACTTCCCACGAATGGGAAGGATATACTCGACCCAGCGAAAATACCCGCAATAATAATAATTCACTACAACTCAAATCTGCGTATTGGGAACCCCAAGAGCAGGCGTTCTGCAAACACTGTGACGCATGGTTCGGTCAATTGGGACTTGAACCTACACCGGAACAGTATGTCAAGAACATGGTAGAAGTGTTCCGCGAAGTCAAGCGTGTACTCAAACCCGAAGGTACGCTGTGGCTCAACATCGGTGATTCGTATTGTGCTGGCTCTCGCAAGAGTGGCGTTGCGGACTCCGCAGGTGGCGAGCGTGGACTCCCTACTACCCAACGCAACCAAGCATCCGGCGACCTCAAGCAGAAGGATTTAGTTGGCATCCCGTGGATGCTCGCATTTGCCCTTCGTGCCGATGGTTGGTACTTGCGACAGGACATTATTTGGGCTAAACCAAATTGTATGCCGGAATCTGTTCGTGACCGCTGTACGAAAAACCATGAGTATGTGTTTCTTTTATCGAAAAGTAAAGATTACTACTACGACAACGAGGCAATCAAGGAAGACACTGTTGGTAAGCCGGATAAGAACAAGTCAGCCAACAAGTACGCCGAGAATGAAGAATGGGCCGCAGGCGACCCCAACCGCACAAGCAAGGCGAAAGGAATCGCAGACGCTCGTGTAAAGAATTACGCTAAAAGAAACAAGCGTAGTGTTTGGTGGGTCGGTCCCAAGCCATTCCCCGAAGCGCATTTCGCAGTGTTTCCCGTCGAACTGATTGAGCCTTGCATCCTCGCTGGTTGCCCTCCTAACGGTACTGTGCTGGACCCTTTCGGGGGTGCTGGCACAACCGCCATCGCATCCATCAAGCATGGTCGCAAAGCGTTGCTTCTTGAGTACAGTGAGAAATACAGCGAGATAGCACACAAGCGAATCTTGGCGTATCGGGAAGAGATTGGGCTTGACAAAGCGAACAGGGAGTGGTTCTAATGGCAAGAAAGTGTTTGCGTAAATGTAATGGGTGTGGCAGGGTAGTCATGTCCGCTTCCACCAATCATCGGATTAGTACCGGCGAGGCAAAAAGAAAGTATTGCGGAACGCAACGGGTAGTTCGTGACGATTGATTTGCGTTTATATGCCGCCACACTACCTTTATATCCCTCGGCCCTAATTTAGTATCATGGCGGAATACCCCCTAACCGACGCTCTCAAACAAAATCTAATTCTCAATACCATTAGAATGATGGATGCCGATGAAAATGCCAATCCGAATTGCGAAACAGAATTTCAATTCGATTATGGCGGTCGAACAATTGCTGCTTCGGTTAAAATTACCGAAATACCAAAGGAAAAATTGTATCGGAATCACGATTGGCTGTACAACGAGTATATCAATGAAGGCAAGACTCTCAAGGAAATAGCATCTATGTTCAACATTACTCCGATGAGTATTCATCAGTGGCTTGTCAAATTAGGCATCCCTTCAAGACCTCGTGGTCGCCGTCAATAACCTTTATATGCCTACAATACAAGGGTATATTGAGGCAGACAGATGATTGTTGAACAGAAAGGTAAGAACGATGTGGTCGTTCGCTATCGTGACAAAAACGACAAGCGACAGGAAACGGTAATCAAGAAGTATAATCCTTATTGCTATGTTAGCGAAGAGGATGCACAATACATTCATGGCTACAAGAAGACCGGTGGTTTCACAGGAGTCTTTGGTACGCGTGTCGTCAAAGTTGAAGGCTACGACACTTGGAGCATTCGTGAACTCAACAAGACCGGTCACACATGGGAAGGCAACATTCCCTTCACAAACCAAGCATTGACGGCACGAGTCAAGTCCGGTGAGAAGCCGTTTGAATCATACAACCACAGGGTTTGGTACCTTGACGGTGAGTGGAAAATCAACAGTGGCGAAATCACAATGCTCTCGGTCTATGATTCTTTTACCGAAAGACTATACTCGTGGGCTGTCATGCCTAACATCGAAAAGGGAAAATACAAGCAAATGATTGATGCTAACCAAAACCGCTACACCTACGAAACCCCCGTTATCGTCTTTGACACCGAGGCTGAACTCTTGTCGCATTTCGTATCTTTCATGCGAAAGCATGACCCCGACATTATCACCGGTTGGTATGTCACAGGTGCGGACATAAAGCAAATCATCACACGCTGTCAAAAGGTTGGTGTTCGTGCCACCGCTATGTCGCCGATGAACAAGTTGCGCTACGAGTACAAGGATTGGTCGCAACCAATCGTCGGTCGGAACATTATCGACTTGCGCCTCGCATTCCCCAAGTTGTACGAGTTGAAGAATGGCAAGTTGCCGAACTACAAGTTGGATGATGTTGCTTGGGAAGCATTAGGGGAAAAGAAAGTCGAACTCAAGGACGGTCACGACACCTACTACACCGACCCCGTTCTGTATCTCCACTACAACCGCATAGATGTTGAACTCCTTCCAAAGTTGGACAAGTTGGTCAACGCATTGGAATACTTCATCGCTGTACAGCACATCGCACAGTGCGAGATTCGCTCGACACCACACATCACGCAGGTGTTTTCTTGCCTCGCTTTAAGCGACCCACAGTTCAAAAAACAACTGCCGAGTGAGCCACGGTTTGAAGCGCAGGCGTATGAAGGCGCGATTGTGATGGATGGCGAGAAGGGTGTGTATGACGACATTGGTATTTTTGACATAAAAGCGATGTACCACAGTAATGTCGCCTTGCACAACATTTCGTGGGACACATTATACAAAGATGGTCAATTCGCCATTGATGTTCGGGACTGTGGGAATGGGACTCGTTTCATTCACGGGGCAGACAAGAAGGGTTTGCTTGTCCGACAAATGGATAAAATGACTGTCTTGCGTGACCACTACAAGGGTTTGATGAAGCAGGCTACAACCGAAGCAGAAAGGGTGCGATACGACGCCTTACAGTACGCTACAAAGTCATTGGTGGCTTCCATGTACGGGGTGGCAGGCGATGCCAAATACGGGCTGTATCACCCCGAAATAGCATCAGCAATCACATACACCTCTCGTGCCACTTTGATGAAGTTGCGAGATGTTGCCGAGGACATGGGTCACCGTGTTGTGTACGGTCACACCGATTCGGTGATGTGCGAAGTGGAGTCGCCCGAAGTGGGGATTGAATCGGTCATTGAAATGAACAAGCGTATGCACCCAATCATCGTGCAATTTGAGAAGTGGTCGCAGTCATTCCTACTGATGGAGAAGAATCGGTACGCCGGTTTGGTGACTTGGGCCGATGGGGAATACCACGAACCCAAGCGTTATGTTAAGGGAATAGAAATGAAGCAAGCGAGGATGCCAAGCGTGATGAAAAATGCGATGGGACTCGTCATTGATTCGGTGCTAAGACACTATTGTTCCGATGATGTGAACGCTGAATTAGGAGAACTGATTGAGAATATTATGGAGGGTAAAGTTCCCGATGAAGACTTGTGTATGAAAGGTAAATTGACTAAGGACTTAGCAAAATATACGAGCGTTGCCGGACCAGCCGCAGGCGCACAGTGGGCCAACCGCACACTTGGCAAGGGCTACCGTGGAGGTGACTATTTCCTTTGTAGCATTGACGAAGAAGGCAATTACATCGCCTTCGACAGTCCATCCGAAATCGAAGGTATAAGCAAGATTGGTCGGCAGGTCATGGTCGAACGCTTCATTATCAAAAAGGTCTTACCTTATTACCAAGTGGCTAATTGGGACATATCACCGTTGCACCGAGCCATGAATGGTAAATCGAAGGTACAGTGGTTCTAAGCGGCGTTTAGACAGGTTTATAAGAAGGCGATACTTGGGAAGGGTTGATAGAGGATGGCAAACGGCGTTCGCGGAATCAAAAAAATGAGCCAAAACCAATTGACGCAAGCGTTGGTTGAATTGAACGCACGAGTACACATGTTGTCCACCGCTGTCGGAAACGATATTCAGCGACTCAATGTTGTCATGTTCTCTCTCTTGAAAGCACTTGGGATGGCAGATGAAAAGAAGTGTCCTAACTGTGGTGTTGTAAATATGCGACCTATACTTGACGGAATCGAAATCGACCCGCACTGTGTCGAATGTGGTCACAGGATTGACCCTCTCCCACAAGAAGCGTTTTCGGGCGAGATGATTGACGACGACGAATAAGTTAAACAACACTTTAGGGGTGAAACTAATTATGCAATACATTGTGTGCAGTGATAAATTAAGCGATTTGACAAAAGCCGTTGAAGAACACGGTGTTGAAAATGTGTATTGGCTTGCCGATTCGACACGAAACCGTGAAGCGGATTCTCTCGGACTTCCAAACAGCCGTCTTCTCCCACTTCAAAAGTTCTCAAAGGAAAGCGTTCTCGCTCTATTCGGCGACAAGGCAACCGTTTGGGGAGAGAAGGCACCTGCCCCTAAGAAGGCACCTGCCAAAAAGTCTTCTCCTAAGAAGGAAGAGTGACTTTAGTCGCCCATAACAACCTTTATATGCCTGCCCGTGTATGTATATACATGGGAGAGAAGAACTCAACATACGACCCTACTAAGGTCACTGACGAATTGTGCTTGCGCGTTAGCAAGTCTTCGTACACACAGTATGCTATGTGTCCTCGACAGTATTGGTGGAACAAGATTGCTTTGCCGGACTTGGAGTTCAAGTCCAGCGACGCCGCTATTCGTGGTACTGCTATTCACCAAGTTATGGAGGATGGGCTACGAGAAGTATCTTTGGACAAGGAAAAGTCTATTGGCACCAATACACAAATGTACAATGTGTTCAACAAACACGCTGTCGCTCAAGGCGTTGAAACCGAAGTCGGTGTTGACGCTCTTATTGAGATTCTTGGCGAGGTCGCTGATGCTTGGGGCCACTTTGAAATCGTTGAACTTGAAGACAAGCACACCATTCCCCACACAATCGAAGTCTTGGTGCCTAACGAGGCCGAGGATGGCGTCGATACTGTTTCCTACCCTGTGGAACTTGTCGGCATGATTGACGGCGTTTTCCGCCACCCCGACGGTCACCTTGTAGTTGTCGAATTGAAGACCGGCAACGCCAACCAAAGCAAGTTGTCCCGCACCCGTGGGGAACTGTGCTACTACCGGAAGTTGTTGATGTTGGCAGGCTACGACGAGCCGACCCACTTCTTGACCATCTTCCCCGACGCAGACGATGCCGAGTTCATGCTTAAGTTGGAAGGGAAAAGAAACACTGAATTGTTTTATGGTCTTTCACAGGGTATCGCTGTGTACGAAAAAGTCAACAAGCGCAGTATCTCTGCTATGGAGAAGAAGTTAAATAACTCCGTACACGGCATTATGACCCAAGAGTGGCCTATCAAGTGGAACGAATACTTCTGCACCCAATGGTGTGACTTCCACTTGTCGTGCAACGAAGAACTTATTGGAGTGGACAACGATGAACTGTAAAAAGTGTGAGAGTGGAAGAATTAAGACAGAAATAATGTGGCGGGTCACCGGACAAGAAGGCGACTCTCCCAAATCAATCGAAGTACACAAATGTGAAGGATGCGGGAACCAATGGACAACCTCTTGAATATGCCCCGTGAAATGGGTTTGAAGCGTAGTGCTTGCTCTTCTAAAAAACAACTAAAGGAGTACATAAATAAGTTGAATGGTAAAGCAAACCTTTACACTTCCTTGTACTCATTCCGTGACAAGGACGCTAATGCGCCGTGGAAGTATGACACTTCTTCTGCTATTATCGACCGAGCATGGTGGGACTTCGATGCTGGAAATAACGGCGGAATCGAGAAGGTCAAGAGTGAAGTATGTGTTCTTCTCTCTCGGTTGGCCGGAGATGTTAGAGTCGTGGCTACGGGTCGAGGGTTCCATATCCACCAACTGTTCTCCCGTTCTGTTATGGGCGGCGACTTCCACCGACATTTATCTCGCTATCAAAGATTGATGGCTGACGGACTCAAGACCCTTGATGGGGTTGCTTTCCCCGCTAAATTAACTCGCCTTCCAAACACATACAATGTGACCCGTGGCCGCTACGCAGTCGTCATTCCTCCGACGGCTTTGTTGGATGAGTCTTTCAAAATACCGAACAAACCACAGTCCTTGTGGGTTCAGTTCTGTCCCTTCTTTGGGGAACCAAACAACAGCGACTTTGACTTTGTTAAGTGGGTCGCTGACAACCCCGAACCAAAGGTTGAACTTCAAGAGTTCAATGGGGAAATCGAATTGGCAGGCGAAGTCCCAATCATGCCCTGTTTGCAGAAAGCGATTGCAGTTCAAAATCCGACACACCCAATCCGTGTGGCTCTTGTACAGCACATGGCTCAAGAACTACGCTGGTTTGCTGACCCAAAGAGCCTATCGAGGGAACAGCGAAAGTCAATTGAAGAAACGATTTTCCAATACATAAAATCGCTCAATTGGCGTGACTTCAACGAGTACCGGACTCGACAAGGTATTAGGACTAATTTAAATTATGAAAACGCTCCATCCTGTCATTGGTACAACCTGCGTGGTATGTGTGAATCCAAGTGTTGGAAATATGACGGAACCATAGGTTCATAGACCATTGGTAGGGTGGGACCAAGTAATGCTTCTAATCGACCATCGTGAAAATCCTAAATTGATTCATAAGTTGCTTGTGAAGATGGGTAATGCCGACAACGATGAAAAGGGTGATGCAAGGGTTCTCACTATGAAGTCCGCTGATTATGTCATTGGTGAATGGGGAATTGAGGCAAAAGAAATCAATGACCTGTATCGTAGCATTCTCGGTATCGGTCGCTCTCGGACCATCGTCGGTCAATTGAAAGACTTGTGCGACACATACGAACGACCGTTTCTTGTCGTGTACAATACGGAACTCAAGCCGTGGTTCCACGGAAGGAGGGCCACCGCTAAAGAACTGTCGCAAGAGCGAAAGAAGATGGCGGCTGTGATTAACTCATTCAAAATGACGATGCACCAACGCTTTCCCAACCTACACTTTTTACAGTTGACAACTATGGACGACTTCGTTGAATGGTTGTACACCAACCATCGGCAGAATGTTATCGCAAAAATAAAACCACCTAAAGCACACATACCGAAGCAAGTAATCAATATCGAGGACGACGACAGAATCAAGTGTTTGATGGCCTGCGGAATCAGTAGGGAACAGGCAACTGCGTTGCTCACGGAGTATGGTAGTATTCCCGCAATTCTAAGAAAGAAGACTCGACAGAAGGATATGGTTGCCTGTGCGAATATCACAAGCAAGCAAGCCAAGAAGGTCTTAGCGTTAAGGAAAGACTACACCCATCAGTAGGGGTTAAGTCCGGTATCGCCAAGTCCCTTCATACTGTATCGTTGGAAGTTCACCTTGATTGCGTGGATGACAAGTGACGAATACGATGCTGTGTCGTCACCCGTTCCCGGAGTTCTCTTCAACTCAATGTTGATAGTGTTGCCTTCGGTCGATGCTCCCGTCAAGGTACTGCCTCCGAAGATTGCCACTGTTCTTCGGGTCGCTCCACCACTCAATGAGAAGGTGCGCGATATGGAGTTGCTTCCCAATTCTTCGGTTGCTGTCGCCGTTAGGACTGCCTTGCTACCTTGTACGCCGAGAGAGTAAATCGCAGTCACGCTGATAATCTCATCTGCAACATCGTCGGGTACCTTTACGGAAATGGTATGTGTCTGCGTATATCGGTCACTTGAGTCGGGGTCAACAATTCCTGTGAAGGTCATTCCTTCCGACGATACGACGGCTGTTGCTGATGTGGCAGAAATGGCATCTCCCAGCCCATCTACGGCCCTTTGTGTGTTGAGGGGGGGTGCAACCCTTGCTTGACCAAGAAGGCCGTAAGAAGACCCGCTAACGCCGTTATTATTGAGGTTCATGCGACCGGTCATTCTCCCATGAACACCGGAGGCGAGCATATTGCTATTGATGGAAGAAGTAAATGTCCCACTTCCTTGATTGGGGAATCGCCCACCTTCTTGCTGTCCGGGTGTGACGGGGTTGGTACCTACGGGACCGCCTGTTGGTGGTAGCATTGGTGGTGGGGTTTGCGGTCTGTCGTTTGTACCCCCGTTTCCTACGGTACCACTTCCCGAACCTTGTCCACGACCACGGGCAACATTGGGGTAAAGATAAGACGCAAGTCCTCCGAGCGTTTTGGTTTGGTCACGCTCAAGGTTAAGGGAGAGTTGCTCCACATCTCGACCGCTGACCGACCATGTGACTTGTTGTATGACCATAGCCTCACTACTCAAACCAAGTCCCGAATCTGTAAAGGTCACAGTGGTTGCTGGTCGCCAACGAACATCGGGAACGATATGGATTCGTGGACAGTAGTACACATTTCTCGCACCATAGAGTCCCGACATACTATCGAATTTACGAAGCCCAAGAGGGAAGAGTGAATCTGCACTTGTCGCCGACCAAGCGGACGGGCCTGCTTCCGTTATGTTGTGAGCGTTGTGTAGGATGCCGGATGCCGTTGGGTCGCCACATCGGTGTCGAAGTAGGTCTTTGAGGTAATCCACATTTACGGAAATAGTAATTCGTGCGCCGGATGGTTGAGAAGCCCAATAGTTCGATGGGATTTCGATTTCGTAAAACCCGTTGCGCTTGACATTGACAGTCTTGAAAAACGCACTACCTGTCGAGTTGGCGTATGTCGGAGCGTAGCCCATATCCCCACCGCCGTTTGCTGTGAATAGGCTTGGCGGAGTGACATTGAAGGACGGGTCGGTGATACCGACTGTGAACTCGGCGTTATCAATATCCACCCCGCTTTGTCCGTCTTTTAGGGCAACCCAAATTCTCAAGTCGTCGGCACTGTTGTCGCTCGTCACAGGCATGTCCCTCGGTATGTGGACAATACCGACAGCGTGGCTTACGCTGTGCGCTCCCCACCACCAATACGAATTGTCGTATGTGTGGGTAGTGTCTTTAGCCGTTGACGCTGGGGCTATGTAGCCTTTACCGTATCTATCGCGATTGAGATGGTCTGTACCGTCAACACCCAAATGTCCGTCGAGAGCGTTGCATTGACCGTTTGCCAACACACCATTCATACCGGACCACTGTTGGTTGAAGTCGGAAGAAGGTGCTGGGTAGGCGGCCCCAAATGCGTACACCTGTGTGACACTTCTTTCTGCAAAACGAGTTGGGTCTGCGACATATCCGTAGCGACCGCCGACGAGCATTTTATCGTCATGCGTCAAATCTCGCATGATTTCTCCTTGTACCCTTATTGACTTTGTTTTTGCTTTATAGTATTCTTCTTGGGCCACGAGTTGCGCCTCTTCTTCTGTGCGTATTTCGGGACTTTCGACAATCTTCCATCGGTAGGTTTGATTGAGGGTAGGTGCTGGGAAGTCGGAAAAAGAGCCGCCGTTGGCATAATAGACTCGAACATTTGTTATCTGTTGGGCCATAGAAGCATCGAGTGAGTTGACAGTCATACTATCCCTTGTCAATGCCTCGCCACTGTTGTATGTCGGTCGGATTTCTAATTTATTATCCCTTCCCATTTGGTAAGTCATACCCAATCTCTTGCTGTTGTCACGACCTATGCCGCTTGACTCCGTTGACTCTCGGAGAATCGAGAGCAGTGATTTACCACCACGCCCGTCGTATATTCCACCAAACGAATCAAAGTCTGCGTCGGTTCCATCTCGTGTCATATTGTTGGTCTGTGGTATTGAGGAAATATCAAACCAGCAAGGACTTGCCGCTTGGGTTAGCCATGTATCGGAGAGCGTGAACGCCCAAAGGAAACGAGCCTTGTCGTGTACCCAATAGGTTCCGAGGTTCGGACTTGTTGCATATCCTTCTGTCTTCATTAGGAAGCGTAGGGCATACCGTGGAGCCGCACTTCCGCTGATTATGACCTCATCGTAGGCACCGGTCGTTGTGCCTGCGCTTGGTAGGTTCACGGCTATTTCTGCGGTACTACCGTTGGCTTTGATAACCTCGTCCATTTGGATTCCTTCAAGTAGTTCTTCCGCCGCATCCCCTGTGTAGTTGGTAGCCGCATCCGACTGCGTGTAAATACCGTACAGTTGTTGTGGAATACTGATACTGTCGCTGATTGCCACATCAGTTCTCGTACTTCCTGTTTCGGCAGAAGGTAGCCCAACAATAACAATGGCTGTGGCGGTCACACTTGCGATTTGGGCGACCCACTTAGCAGTCACATTTCGCACCCTCATACCGGCTTCGACCCCATCGTTCACGAAGTCTGCGCCGCTACAAGTAATTGTCATTCCGCTACCGGAGGTTGCGCTCGTCGCCGCCTCCACAACACCGGTCGATAACTTGCCGTCGTAGGTGTACCAAAATATCTCCGTCGAAGGGTTCTGTCCATCCGAATCCCGTGTACACTTAATTTTACCATAACCAAATGTAGGGAAGTCCGAAACCAAAGACGAGGATGGTTTGGTTTCAATCACAGTATCTCCTACTTCGATTGTTCGATTGAGTTCTGCGCTTGCGTTGACCCAGCGACGGAAGTTAGGGTTGAATCCGTATGGTGAAGCATTGTTGTTGTTGGTGCTTGTGGCTTGGACCCAATAATTGTCCATCAATACGGGGAAGCCATGATACTCGGTTTCGTATTCTCCGACGCTGATTGAACCGCCGCTTCTTTGGTTGAATGTACCCTTGTTGATAAAAGTATTGAGGTTAAAGAACTTTGAACAGTCGTACACCAGCAACGCTCCGGCCTGTTGGTCCCAACCTCGTAGGCTCGAAACCCGATGCTCGGCTTCCGCTTTTCGGACAAAGGGACCGGTCGCTGTGTATGCTTCCGTCGTAGTGTATGTGCTTGTCGAGCATGTTATTTCCTTTGTGCTACTACCTGTGATTCCCGATATAGTGTGGATTCCGTCGTAATTATCACTGTTGAAGATAATCACTTTGTCACCAGCCGCCAAGTCCGATACTCCGGTGTCGCTGTTGAGAACTTTGAATTTTATACCTGTGCTACCGTCGCTTGCTATCGCTGTACCCGAATACCCATTGGTTATTTGGATTGTCGCTCCGCTACCGAGAGGGGTTGACCACGGTGCGTTTGTTGTCGGGTCAATGGTAGCGTCAAGTTCCCAAATATCCAAATCTTCTCCAATGTTCATGGAGATAAACGAATCGTATTCGCCTTGATTGTTGGTTTGGTCAGTGAAGGAGATTGAAACATTGTAGTTGTCTTTGACGGGCTTGAGTAATCCGAAAGACTTTTTGCGGAAGCCACCGTCTGCGTTAGCGTCACCGTTGTTTCGCATATCGGCCCACTGCAACCAAAGGTGCTTGTAGTCCGTACCGGATGAAAGAGTGTACACATTCTCGCCGCTGGAATGGTCGATTGAAAGACCTTTGACTCCGACAAGATAGTGGTTGCCGTCGTCTGCTGGGCTGATGTACCCGTTGTAGGTGAAGGTGTCAACAAACCCTGCGCTGTTCACGACTTGACCTACGCCGTGGCTTTCGGAAGAGTCAATGAATGACGAACTTACTTGGATAATGTCGGAGTCTGCTGTAAAAGAGGCTGATGCTGTTCCGGCATCAACAAATGAGAATCCATAAACCGCAAAGTGTTTCTTGAACCACGGCGACTTCGGGAGGTCACGCATCCAAATCGCGTGAGCGTCACGATGCGTTAGGTTTTCTGTTGTTCCCGAAATTTTACCTTGTTCAATGGTGTACTTTGCTGTCGAAAAAGTCACAGCCGTCAGTGGTCCGGTCGTTGTCAAAGTCTTAGCGTAAAAATAACCATCCACTGTTTGAGTGGCAATAACCGTATGTACCTCGTCACGGAATGCACTACCGACCTGCGTTTCGCTTGCTGGGATTGTGACCAAATCACCGGTCGATAAGTATGAGCCGTCGTTGCGACTTGGTGCCGATGAAAAGCGTAGGTACAGGTAGCCGGATTCGGCACTTGTTCTTGGGGATGTTGATTGGTAGCCCGTGAAGTTCGCCGATGTTTCTGCCGTATAGGTCATACCGCTGATTGTGAGAAGTTGGCCGAAACCTGTCGGTCCCGAACCTACTGCGCTGATTGTCACGCCGTTCTCGTTGTGATTGTCAAACCCGAATAGGTCCGGTGTACTGCTTGTCGTGTAGGAGGTTCCAGCGTATCGCATAATGACCTGTGCGTCACCACTGCTTGTCGCTTGGGTGATACCGGCGACCTCGTACCCCAACCATCCATCTTCGACATTATTCGGTCCCGCCGCATCTTCGTTGTTGTACATTTGGATTGGGTGTCCCGAAAAAATGGTGGTGCGTTGCCCTTCAAGTTCTTTGTAGGAAGTCGAAGACTCAAAGCCGATAGACGGAAGACTGCTCTCCAATTGGGCCGCACCCATAAACATTGTATCGGACAGCAAAGCCAACTCTTCCTTTCTCGCAAGAACTTGGTCGCCACTACCAAGACCGATTTGACCGACTTCCCAAGACGAAATCTGTCTGTCGAGAATCGAAAGAGAATCGCGAGCCGCTACTGTTATTTCCCTTGTTCTTGACGAAGCATCCTGTGCTAAAGAAACACCCTCGATGATACCGTTCCACAGTGGTCGGTGAATGTTATCGTTGAACATCAACAACCGCCAATCTGTAATATCGTCGTTGAGGAACCACGGTGTCAAATTTTGTTCAGTGTCGTCGTCAAGTATTTTGATTGTTGCTGTACTGATTCCGTTCACCGGCATATCACAAGACCATTCTCCAACGGAAGACCTATCTCCACGATTGTCGGGCGTATCGGTCAACGGTCGGTAAAGAGCGAATCGGTCGATTAGTGTTGCGACAACACATTTGTTTGATGCACTACTGTTGGGAACAACAAACATTTCCCATCCCGTCAACTCGCTGGCCTTGAAAGCGGCGGAGGTGTCGGTATTGTTTGCCATAGCGTACCCTCCGTTGTCACCAGCAGTGTATGAGCCTGCTGTTGGGTTGGTGGCTGTCACTTCGGTCCCTTCGTGGTACACCTTGAACTTATTATTAGTGAAATCTAACTTGAAGTCTAAGTCGTACCACGGGTCGCGGTTTGGGTCACGCAAGTCCTGTTGTCCTAACCAATTAACATGGTAAAGACTTTCGTTCCCGCTTAGTCCTGTCCCGTCGTGAGGTACAAAAGTCCAATTGATTGCCGGTGTTCCTCCGCCTGCTCCGGTAGTACCGAATGTGGTTGAGGTTGGGAAGCCGACTTTCAAAGTGTATTTGACTTCCGCCCCCGATTCAACAGGGTCCGGGTTAGAAACAGTGGCATTTCCGAGCATCGCTTGGGAACACATACGGATTGTAAAAAAGTCACCGTCGGATTTACTGTTGAGATTAGCGGAGGATGCGATAACCGGTCGGTATTGTCCGCTTGGTGCGACATTGTTGACTTGGTGTGCAGTGTCGTCTGCAAGATAGGTCGTGACAGCCAAGAATGTTTTTCCCGCATTACTTTTTATCGGAGAGAAAATTACTTCGGGAGTATCTTCGTAGGCTGTTGTTGCACCTGTCGTGGCGTTGTATGCGTTGCACTGAATCCTCTCACCCATCCATACACCTGTTAGTTGGGCGTGTTGCATAAAGTCGGGAAGTGTGCCGCTACTGATTCTGCCGGATTGTAGAGCGGGCCAATTCCGAGGATTCCAATTGTATTTTGTTGTTCGACCGAAGGTGGGGTCGGTGTCACCGGAAGGAATGTAGTATCGGTTTGATGAATCGTAGGAAGACGACATGAGAAGGTAGGTATCGTCGCTGTTGCTATTGCCTGCTTTGTTGTATCTCACCCGATTAGCATTGACAAGAGTGTTAGGGTACTGTAATTGCGCTCTCCCACCCCAATTCTCGCCCTTTCCGAGCCGAATAGAGTCAAGGGTAGCCCAGCGAGAAATGCCGTCGTTAGAGGCTAAGTAATTGGTCGAATTTGAGAACTCGCTATTGTTGGCTCGGTCCCGAATACTCCATCGGTATCGAGGACTAAGCGTGGCTTCTCCGTTGAGAATGTTGCCGTGGTGGGTTTTGGTGGAGTCGTATGTCCCTGTGGTTGACGGTTGGTTGCCATCGTCTGCGATAACTTTGGAGCCGGACCAATCTTCGTAGGAGCCTGCGAGCCAAAACCCGTATTTGCTTGTTGCTGTTCTTGACATTTTTCTCACTCTTACTGCGCTATGTTCAAACCACGAGAGTTCAACTGTTGAATCACCTGCTTGGTAATCTCGTTTGCCGCTTGTCCCGTAGTCATGCCGTTGAAGTTGTTCGTCATAATCACCTCGGTGGTGTTGATGAGCGTTTCAACTCCCTTGTTGACGACCTGCTTTACCATGTCGCCTGTAATGTTTCCTTTTGCCATACCGAAGAACATTTCTTCACGGGCGTTGCTGAACTCAAACGCCGCTTCCTTTGCCGCTTCTATTGGGCCAATAATACTTTCTTGAATACCATCTGCGAAACCACCAAGACTCAATGCACTCATGTCTGTTTCGATGAAATCGGTAAGGTCGGCCATGAAATCTTCTGCCGTTTCTGCTTCTTTGGCTAAGTCCATGATTGCTCCTTGGAACTCTTCGGGGATTGCCGCAAACGCATCTGCGTAAGCGTCTTCTAAGCCAAAAATCTCTTTTTGGGCACCACTGTACATCAAGTCTTCGTCGCCCATTGATGTAGCCCATGTGTACTTGCTAAACAGGTTATCAAAGAATCCAAAGTTCTCTTCGGCTTGTGCCAAGTCTTGACCAGCCTGTTGATAATCCTTTACCAACCCAAATACTTCTTTAAGGGCGGCTTGGTCAGTCGTCAAGGTTTCTGCCGCAGTGAGATTTTCTATGTCTTTCAAGATAGCGTGTTCTTTCATCAAAATATCAAGTCTTGATTGATATGCCTTCTTGACGGTTTCATCGCTTGCTTCGGCGATTTTTCTTTGTAGGTCTTCGATACCGTATTCCATTCGGTTTGTAGCATCGGAAAGACCCTTTAGGTCGTAGTCAAGATAGGTGTCCATCATATCTTCGTACTCTTCCTTAGTGTAGTTGATTGCCTGTCCAAAGTCCATCATAGCGTCGGCCATATCGTCGGTTTTGTCTTTTCCAGCGAATAGCCAAGCAAGCAACGCTGTACCACCAATGACAAGCGCACCAAGACCCGTCATCATAATTGCAGTCTTAAGACCTTTAAGGGAAAAAGTAAGATTATTTACTCCGCCTGCGGCGGCGTTTGCTCCTATCATAAGTCCGTGTGTCTGCTTGGTCAATGCAAACATTTGAATCATCGAAGGAATCATAGCAAGATTCATCAAAATCATGCTTGCTCTTGCCGACCTTTCGCTGTCGCTGAACATACTGAATCCCATTGATACTGCGCTTAGTATTCCCGAAGTCTTCATTAGCATGGCTTGCTGTCGCATAGAAGACTGTACCGTCAAATCCTGTTGTGTTTTCACCTGTGCAAATGTTTGAGCGAATAACTTCATCTTGGGAAGAATCTGCATAATCTCTTGTTCGTTGAGATTGTACGCCGCCGCCAACTGTTGTGCGGAAATCACCATAGCGTCAACAATTGCTTTGTTTTGCTGTTCGGTGTTTGACTTCATTTTGGTAATCTCGTTGAGTCTTGTGGAAGCCGCCGCAAGAATAATCTCGCCCTGCGTCTGTCCCTTTATTTCTGTTTCCATAGCGTTTGCCAGCAAGACTCTTTTACCTTCGTCGGAAATCAATTTGCTCATCAGTTGTGACTGTTGTTGCATTTGTTGTATTTGTTGTTCTCCTAAAAATACTTCACCGGTTTTTGCGGCTTGATTTTCTTGTGTGTAAAAACCAAGCCGTTGCATTAGGATGCCACGATTCATTTCAATATCTTCCAATACCCTTGCATTTTCTATTTCGAGCATTTGCTCGGTCTTTTTCTTTGCCGCCGAGTTAGACATTACTTGGTCAACCTGTGTTATCCTCTTGAAGTGACCATCGTCAATTCTTTTTTGAGCCATTTCCTCAATGCTCATCAGTTGTATTTTGTCAAGTTGGTCTAATTTTTCTATTGTCGCTATTCTTGCGGTTTGGGTTCTTTGTGCGACTATTCTTCTTTCTGCATCAGTCAAAGCGTTTGCTGTTTGTACACGGGTTTGTTCGGTTTGTAGTGTGATAATTTTAGTCTGCAAGTCTTGCTTGCTTGTTTGGGCCTGTTTCAATTCTTCCGTTGTCAATGCTCTTGACATTTGTGCGTTTGCCGACCGCATCATCATTTCTTGATTTTCCATTGAAATTTTCCCTATGCTTATTTGGGTCAATTGTGACATTTTGGATAACTCGGCATCAAGCATATCCATAGAAATTCTTTGCATGGCGACCTGTCCACCGTATGCGCTTGACCTAACCAATTGTTCGTTGTTCATAGCACGAGCAATTTGTTGTTGGGTTCGCATCGACACATTGAGGCTCATCATGTTAAGTTGCGCTTCCACAATAGGAGCGTATAATTTTCCTAATTGTTGAGCCGTGAACATACCTTCGATTACGCCTCGATATATCTCATTTTCTTCTGCAAATTCAGCAAAGGCAAAGTTAAGGTCTGCCTGTGCTTTTGTCGCTCTAAGAACAGCGGGAGTAAAGACCGCACCAACTGCCGCCTTAGCGTTGACAAGTCTTGCTTCTTGCTCCTTCAATTGGAACGAAACATCTGCCATTTTCTTGTTTAATTCTTCTTGTGCTGTGTCGAGTTCTCCAACCGCTTGAGTGTCTAATTTGACTACACGGCGGTGGTTTTCAAACAACTTGATTGCACGAACATAGTGGTCGTTTCCAGCCATAGCCTGTGCGAGAGCCAATTTGTCAGCATCCTTGAGGTTGCCATATCGCATAGCAACATCGTTTAAAATATCTTCCATGCTACGCAATTCGCCGTTAGCACCTTTGACTTCGATACCATACCTCTTAAGAACTTCTGCGTTGTTTCCTGTGTTGGCACCAAGACGGGCATACATCATCTTGAGCGCACGACCAGCCTTTCCTTGTTCTTCACCAGCCTCAATCAAAGTGGCGGACATAGCGGCCATGTAAGCCGTCGAATCACCAGCCAATTTACCGGAAGATGCGAACTGATTCATAACATGGGTAATCTGTGACATGGTTGCCGCAGAACGGTTTTCGATTGTGTTCAGTTGGTTGAGCATCCGAATGCTGTTTGCTCGGACTACATTTGCTTTTTGCTCCGAGGTCATTCGGTCAAAGTTAGCCTTTTCCAAATCACCGTACATGAAGCCTGTCTGCTGTTGAAGCGAAATCATTTTCTTCATGGCGTCTTCTGTTTCCATGCCACCAATCATACCGAACTGCATACCAATCTCGGTAGCCGCAACAGTCGCTTTGCCACCACCAACAATGTCGGATAACTGCGCCATCTTAGCACCAGCGACAAGGGCTTGGTCACCACTAAATGCGTATGTTTCACCGAGTTCTATGATTGCTTCTGTTGCCATATCAACATCTGTAAAGTTGGCGAACTTTTCAAATTCAAGTCGGGCCGTGGCTATTTCTTGAGAAAGGGGAACTGTGCTATCAACAAGCGAATCCATTTGGTCGGAAATCAATTGGATGCTTTCGGTGATACCGGAAAGACCATCCAGCACAAGACTTTGCAGAACAGTAATTTTTGCCTGTGCGTCACCAATCAAACGGTTGGCTTGGAACGACCCGACAACATCGAAGAAAACACGGGATGCACCGGCTCGCAAAACGAGCATAGTGACCATCGCAAAAACAGCGACAATTGGTGCAAAGGAAAAAATAAGGCTTTGAATCACTCTCTCCACCTTCACTCGCTACGCTTCGCTATGGGAACGCCAAGGCTCCTTAGCATGTCCATCCCTTCACTGTCACTTAACAGTTCTCGCTGGGCCTGTCTTTGTTTGCGTCGGGCTACCATTGATTTGCCGTCAGTCTTTTTTGCCTGTTTAGTGGCTTCTGCAATCCTATCTTGCATATCCATAGCCACAAGCAAATCAAGAGTCAATAGGTCTTGACCGCCTTCGCAGTCATACTTGTCCCACAAATCCGAGGGTAGCGTACCTTTGTACGCCATGCACAGTGTTGGTGCTACTCGGAAGAATTGTCCAAAGGGATTGCACCCTCCGGGTCGTCGCCACGGACAAAGCCAAGAATCATTCGTAGTTCACTGCTTGTTAGGTTGTCGGCATCAAAATCTTTAGGGGAAATAATACTCATTGGCACCCATTCACGGATTTGGGATTCCATTCCAGCACCTTCTGTTTCGAGGGCTTCTGCAAATTGTGCTTGTTGTTCATCGGTCCAATTTGTCGGGTCAACACCAAAGTGGATATGGTCACGAAAAACCTTTGCTTGGATATTTTCGATTCGCAATTTGGACATACCACCGGCTTGTCGCACAGTGATTTTTGTTCCATCATCAAGTTCAAATTCTTTTGTTAGTACGGGCATCTTTTCTTCACTTCTCTTTCCTTTTGGGGGAATACTACTCTCATGCTATGATAGCAACAATGGTACAGGTTATGTGGTTGCTATCCTTTTTTCTCGTTGTTGAGCAATTGATGATAACATCATCGTTTGCTATTGCGGCCCGTAGAGCCGTTTGTACTGCGGCGGCAGTACCTTCAAAATGCAAAACATTTAATTTTGTTTTGTCGGGAATGGTTGTTCCACCGTTGTGTGCCAACTAAATCACCTCAAGCACTGTATGCGGCGGCTCGGTCATTCTTAACAACAATGTCCATCATCTTATTGTCAACGCTGTCGTAAAGGGCCACAAACGGTACCGAGAAGGTTTGACTGTCACGACCGGACACATTTGCGTCGGGTGCTTCAAATCGAATCTTGTAAAAGTTGAATGTCACAAGGTCAGCGGTGGACTCGTCACCGAATTGACACTTTAGTTCAACACCGCTACCGGAGAACTCAAGACCGTCTGCGGAAACCAAAGCGGTATAGGTTGGGTTGCTTGCTCCGGCTCCGGTGAATAGGATTCGGTTGAACTCAATAGTTCCGCTAATCTCACGGCGTTGTGCTGGTGGAGCGCGAACATAGGTTGGGCTACCAAGACCGCAGGCCGCATCGCCATCACGGTTAAGGGTAATGTCAAACGAAATTGACTTCACAGCATCGGTTGCTGTTGTGTCACCGTTGAAAAAGACCTTTGCATCGGAGAAGTAAAGAGCAGGCTTTGTATCGGGGAATGCGGCAGTCAATCCGCTAAGTGCGCCTTGGCTGTCTTCCGACTTACCCATGAACGATGCGCTCACAGTAGCGTATTCGTTGATTGCGGCGTTAATACCCAAAGACTCAACAACCACACCCTTGTAGTAGTGAATCTTCTCTTCACGAGCAACTGCCATTTCAAGAGAGTGTCCTGTGCCTGCTTCTGTGAAAGTGTGAGAGTAAGGTGCGCCGGAGCCTGTCACAGTGTCGGTACCCATAAGTCCGAGAAGAAGCATACCGGTAAAGTTGTCGTTAATCAAGGCCATGTTAATGTCGCCTTCCATGTACTCTTTTCCTGTGACGGACTTTGAGGAACCGTAGCGGCTCATGTCCTCACGAGTAAGCAAGTCGTAGGAATGCTTGATTGTTTCGTCGTCAACTTCACCGTAAAAGTACGATGAGGACGAGGTTGTTCCGTATGAGTCTTCTTTTCCAATCGCCACATAGCGGTTGTTCATATCTTGGATTGCCATATTAAATCACCTTCCGATGCCTTTTTCACCTTCGAGTTGATTATTAAATGTTTCATCGGTGTCGCATATTTATTCGGCGAGAATAGGTCAATGTCAGTAGATGGGTACATATTGTGACCTCATCATCTAATTTGGATTGAAGTTCTAAGTCGTACTCGTAAAGACTGTCAGTTGTTCCGTTTAGACCTGTTGTGGTGTAAAGTTCATCGAAAATCTCGCCGGTGATATTGAGGCACTGTCGGTACGCATCTTCGTATGTTGTGCCACGGCTGGTAATGTAAATAAGAACATCATACTCTTGGTCGATTCTGCCACCACCAAGAGCCGCAAATGTTGGCGAAGAAAGTCTTCGCAAAATAACATTTACGAATGGAGGCACCATCTTCGACAGCATTGTGTTTGAAATGTCGTACCCGTACTTGATTGAGCCAGCATCCAAATGAGTCTTAAGGTAAAACCTTTTGCTGTTGCGTAGTGCTTGTACTACCGAAAGACCCATGCGAATCAAAGTGTCTGTTGTCAAATCCGAAGGTGCCAACTCGTCGGGACTAAAAGCCCCTGTATCGGTAGCATAAACGCTGGCCCACTTTACATTCCCACTTCCATTTCCCCACTTGATAGTTCTTGTTCCACTGCTTGATGCGCCAGCAACGCTAAGGTACGCTGTTTCTGCGGAGTCGTCTTCGATAAGTTCTCGGAAGTACAGTCGAGCGTTTCCCGATGCGTCAAGAGTTAATCTCAAGATAAGAGGTGTTGGGTTTTCTTCAAGCATTGAAATATCCAAATCATCACTTGTCACTGTTGTTGCGCCAACCAACTGAACTTTTTGACCAAGAGCCTTAACTTCGACTTTCTTTGTTCCGTTATCAAGCGTAAGCAAAGTATGACCATCGGTAGGAGCAGTAGTGTATTGTATTCCGGCAAAAATAGTGTAGGCGTTTGTGGTTGGTTGGACATGGTATTGGCTATTTGTCACCACCCAATAATCGTCGGAAGCAGTACCATAATCATTGTTTCTTGACCAAGCACCATTGTTTGTTCCTACGGGGGCAGTAGGGTCTTCACCGTTTAGTCGGTAATTCCAAAATTCAGTCGTTGTCGCTATTGCCATATCAAAGCCTCTTTTTTAGTTCGTACTTCATTCGTGTTGGGAATCTTGCTTCAAACCTGTCTTCTGCCACAGTAAGGTAATCAATAGCAAGATAACCATAAAAATAACCTTCACCGCCATTACCGTACCAAGCAGTATTTCCGGTAGCCGAACCTATTTGGCGACCATATTGTTTCGCTCCTAATGCTGTATTGGCAAATCGAGAACGCCTTCCTTTAAATTTAAAAGGTCCGGCATCTCGACCTTCCTGTAAAGCCGCACCTATGTTGTACCTTTCTTCGTTATCGTCGGGGTCAGTATGCACACCTACGCCTATGTCGCCACTTCGACCATCCGGCCCCTTGCTTCCAAAAATAGCATTAAGTTCCACATCATCATTTTTTGATGTCACGGTTCTTTCGTAGCCAAGAGAGTTAGCGACTTCTCGTGCCTGTGGGTGCATACCCATAAATCCTCGAAGATGCTTGTATGCGTGGTCTTTGGCGGCACTAAGAGCATAACCACTTGCATACATCATAGCCTTTTCCACTGCTTCTTGAATTTCGTGAAACGCTCGGTTAAAAGAATCATTGTCAATGTTGATACTCATTCCTTTTGCGGAGCGATTACGAATGTGAAACGCTGGCATTAGTCAACACTTCCTAAGTGAGCAAGTCGCTTGAGATTATCCATGCCACGCTCACGAAGGTTGTTGCCACGGATTGTTCCGTGGGTGCTTGCCGTTTGAAAAATCGCTTCGTCTTCAAAGTAATATGCGGCGGCAATATCAGCACAAATTTCACGAAGAACATGTGCCTGCTCCCCTTCTTGTACTGTGACACCGGAGGCATGGTCAAAAGAAATACCTGTGACTCCTGTGAGGTCATTGGTGGACTTACCCGTCCATACAAACGAATCACCGTCTATATTGCCGTTTCCAGCACTGCTAAAGCCCGTTCCGCTTGTTAGGGTCACTGTGGTAGCCCCAGCCGAAATAGCACCGTTAAGGGTGGTTTCTGCGATTGATTTGCTGGGTACATCTCGACCGTAGTCACGGTACATTTGGTCAATGTCAATCGTTGCACGACGAATTGCGCTTGTCAATCGAGTCCCTGCTCTTGTTCGCTGGGTACTGTCAAGCCCAAGACGGGAGCCTACATCGCTTGTTGAACAATAGTACACCATCACATCAACCCCTGCACATCAACACCGAGCGATGCAACCATCGCAAAAAAAGCATACTTCAAGTATTTTGCCATAACGGACAACTCAAACACTGCTTGTTCAAGCAGTTGTACTCGCTGGTCCAAAGACTCGACTTGTTGTTCAAGATTTTTGCTCATCCTCAATCACCTGCTTTGCTTCTTCAAGACGGGAAATGAGGTCTGCCTTTGTTCCGTCAACGGCAAGTCCGTTTTCGTTAGCAAGTTCAATTAACTCCGCCTTTTTCATTTTCTTAATCGAAGATAGGGAAGGTAATTTTGAGGCAATATCTTTTAGGTCGTCAGCCAAGTCAATTACTTCATCAAGTGTAATCTTGCCATCGGCCATCAATTTTTTGTATGTTTTGTAGCCAGCAAGCCCAAGACCCACTGCAATTGCGGCAAGTAGTATAATCATTTCAATATCCATTTTATTCACCTTTGTTGTATAGAACTTCTTTTACGGCTGATAGCGGAATAACGGTAAAGTGCCTACTTTCGCCCACCCGATAAATCTTGTAGCCGTGGGGTGTTTCTTCAATGTTCACATTCGTGTAGCACCTTTCGGGAGGATGATACACTATTTTTCCTTTTCTTTTTGTCATATTTAACTCTCCAAAAACGCTTTAATTTCACTTGAAGTCATTTCAGCCAAGTCCGAAGGCCACATATCGGGACTAACTCCATAAACACCCTTTGAATACCAAAAAACAGGTTGCTCTCCATCAGCCCCACTATCAATGTGCGACCAATCCTCATCGGGGTATCGTGCTTCCAATTTTGCTTTTATGCTCACGATGTAGACGCTCCTATTCGTGTGATTGTAATGTTGGTTCGATTGTTGTCATACGCCTTAACTGTAAAATCAGCACCATTGACATAAGGAATAACATACACTTTTTCATCCGAACCTGTGCTTGCTACATCAATAATGACGGTTTTTTGCATATTGACGGCTGAATCAGCCGACGATGGGGAGGGGGCGCGTTTAATTCTAAAAGTTCCCCAATTTCGCCGTTCAGCGTTGCTTGATGTTCCGTTGCCTAATTGTAGCCAAAAATCCTGTGCGGCAGTATTGGCACTTGTAAATACTTCAACAGAAGCAACAACCATATACATTCCACCCGCTTTTAAAACCACATAGTCTTGAGCGGCGGCGGTTGCGACGATGTTTGTTGTGTTGCCTGTGTTAGAAAAATCACTTGTGTTTGCCAAGTCAAGATAATAATTGGTTCCCGAACTTTGACTTCCCAATGAGTTGTTTGTAAGAGCAAGACGGACATGCTCAAATGGGCTTGCTAAAGCATCTAATTTTGCTTCTTGCGTATCGGTCATAAACCGTTTGTTGCTTGCATCAGTCATGTTTGTGGTGGTAAAGGTTGGGGATGCGCCGCTTACAACTGATTGATTCAATGCTTTGACATCGGCAAGAGAAGCACATTCGCTATCCATAAGCGCACCTGCGGCTGTGACATTAGCAGTATCGGTCACATCTGCCGATGCCTCAATAGCATCTAATTTTGTTTTGTCAGCACCCGACATAGAACCTGCGGCACTTGTTGTGGCCGCACTAAGACTTAGTGTGACTGCTCCCGAAGTTGCTCCGCCTGTTATTGGGGCATTTGTATTGACGGCTGTTATATCTCCACTACCGCCACCACCAACTTCGCTTGAGCCGTGATACAACTTGTTGCTATCCCCACTGTTAAGCCAAAGCGTGTTAGCGGCTACTCCACCCGGATTTGAACTAACAGGGTCTAATTCTAAACCGGTAGGGTCAATCAAACCATCAACATTTAGTTTTCCCGTAATATGAACATTTCCATTGATAAGGTCGATTGGGCCGGAAGCGTGACGAGGGCTACGATACATACCCGGACTAATTTGACTATACGACCAAGTGCCTCTTATTTTTGGTGTGACAATACTTCTTACCTCGGAGCCTTGTGCTGTAAGAGTTGTTGGTCCCTTGAGAATACACCCGTCTTGTATTTCAAATTCTTCCACTGAAACAAATGTGTTATCGGCTAACAGGATTTTGTGACCTGCTGTTGCGGCTTTGAGAATTATTTTTCGATAGTATGCTTGGAAGGTGGAAGAATATCCTGTGGCGTTGTGTGTTGGTAGTACAACACCACCACTTGACCCTGTAAATTCAACTGTCGATAATCCAAAGTTCACACTATTTACTGCTGTGGCATCAAATACTGTAAAATCAAAAATTTTCAATCGGTCATTATCCGAAAATGCACTTTCGGGAGTAAAAGTCCCACCAGCAATAGTCATAGAAGTAAAAGATGCTTTCTTGCTTGTACCTGTTGGTGTTTCGTAGTCCGGTGCAAAATTTCCGCTTTGTATTCGCACTGCTGGGTGTTGACCATCATCAAATTTTGTTATCGGTGATGAAGACCCAACCAAAGAAAAGGTATTACTACCCACATAGGCCGCATTATCGCCGATAAGAATAAATCTTTCAGCGTATGATTTGTAGGTACCAAAATAATTGGGCGCACTACCATGCTTAAACGAAATAGCACCTGCTGAACCAGCATTTAGTGTGCCGTTGATAAAAAGACCTTTGATTGTTGGTTGTGCGTTAAGAATAACTTGGTGGTCAAATGTACTTTCTATTACGATTTCATCAACAGTGACAGGACTTCCACCTGTCAAAGTCCACGCACAGTCTGCAAGTCCTTCATTGTCAAACAGCGCAACATCGCCAGCAGTAGGGATTGCGCCACCTTTCCAATTTGCGGCAGTGGAAGATGCGGTCGATGTACCGCCAAGCCATTTTATTGTTGCCATAATACTCACACTAATTTCGTTTTGGTTGAAGTGACCTTAACAGCCGTTCCACCTTTTTCCGAAACAAGAGCGAGTAAATCTTGACCTCTTTGGATAAAACCCCTTAGTTGGGCCGTCAAACGAATATCTTGTTCTTTTCTCTCGCTCTCGTTGACATAGGAAGGTAAGGTATCAATCATAACTTGTAGGCAGTCTGCACACACAAGTGCTTTGATTGCTGATTCTTTTTGTGCTGTTGTGACAACATTGGTGGAGTCGTCTGCAAGGAAAGCAGTATTTCTTGCGGACTTGTTGACTTGTTCTGTACGCATACTGATGTATTCAGTAATGGTGCCTTCGTTAAGACCCCGTGGGCGGTTTAACAAATCCCGAATGTTGTCAGTAGTGACTGTCATTCTTCTTCACCCAAACCGTTCACAGGCCACCTGTCGTTATAGTCTTTCGGTACTGCTATTGTAGCAGTATTCTTAGGTGGCGTTGAACAGCGACCAAGAATAACCACTAATTGTGTTTTGACAATATCGTGTGCCATACGGCTGTCGGGCAACCAATATGTTTCTCGGTCGGGAAGAAGTGTTGCTGGACTGTTTGGTCTTCGGCTACTTGGTCGTACAAGACGAACAAGCCAACCGTTGCCACTTATCCAATGCTTTTGTCGGTGACGCATATCAGTCACCTTTGCATCTTTCGGCACCGGAATGCCCTTTTCCCTAAGTTGCTTTGCCAATTTGGTGCGCTCACTCATTCGTCAGCCACCTTTTTCTTGGATTGCTTTTTAGCAGGCTTCTTAGCCTTCTTAGCAGGGGGGATAACATCATAGTTTCCTTCGGAGTTAAGCCGATAGATTGTACCATCGGCTTCTGTCCATTCTTTGATTGAATCACTCAAAGTGAATCACCTCAAAGAGTTTCGATGTAGTTGATGTACACAGATGCTCCACCAGCGGTAAGTGCGGCGGTAGCAATTGTTAGCAAAACGCTTGATTCCGAATTGATAATAGAAGTACCGGAAGGTCGCTTAAAGTGCGAAGTTGCACGAACAACTGCGGCGTTGTCAAAAGCAGTAGCACCCAAGAAAGCATCAGCGGTTCCTGTGATTCCCAAAGCAACTGTTGCGGAGCCGGAGGATGCAAAGGGAACATCAGCATCAAGCATAAAGTCAACGACGATTGCGCCAGCAGGTAGTGTTTGTGCAGTTCCCGTTGGGCTGGTGAGCGTTTTTGCTCCTGTGGTTAGACTGCTACCGTCAAACACGAATTTGAGGGTGTGGATTTGTTGTCCGCCAACCTTTGGTTCGGTGACTGCGTTGTCTGCAATCTTTACTGTGCTAACTGCTCCTGTTTGGAGCATATTAGTTTCGATGAAGTCTTGGAATTTACGGTTTTGTGCCAAGTAAATCACCTCAAACGACGCCGGTAATCTTGGCGATTCTGTTCGAGGTACCTGCACCTGCACCGTCTTGGTGTTGGTGAACAACGCTTCCCATGTAGCCGGTTAGGAGCCAATCGAATCCAACGCCCGGAAGACGGGTAAGTTCGGTTTCTTGGTAGCCTGCACCGTTGTAGGTAAAGAACTCGGCTGTTTCTGCGCCCGGAATGAGCAAGAGAGCGTCGTCTTCGATTGCGCCTGCGGTATCGGTTGGGAGCAAGGACTTTCCACCGGTGAAGTCACGGGTGTAGTAAATGCTCATCTTTGCGATTCGAGCCATGTGGTCTTGAAGGGACTCCACGACATTTCCGTAAAGTTGGGTGTTCAAGAGCGCACTGCGGGTTGAAGCAGGGAGGACAAGAGCCATTGCTTCATCTCCCGACACACGACCGTTTGCGAAAATCTTGTCCATTGTAGCCAAGAGGTCGCTTTCTTCGTCAGCAGATGCGCTACCAAAGGTTGCAGTTGCGGCTTGGGTTTGTCCAGCACCACCGTGAAGGGTGGAAAGAATGTTGTTGTCGATAACATCGGCTCGTCCACGGACGATTGCGAGTTGTTGTCGGTCAATGTTCTCAAAGGATTCGCCACGGAGTCGCACAGTGTCAAGGAAGACACAGCGGCCTTGACCCTTCTGCAACTTCACAGTGTAGTTGGAAGTTCCAATCTTTGTAGGGTCAACAGTTGCGGCATCATCGAGTGGGTAGGAGAAAGTTCCTTCAACACCGGTGTACCACTTGAACTCAAGCCAAGGGACTGTTCGGGTTCCGACGATTTGTGTTCCGACTGCAATTCGAGTGGATTGTAGTTGGATAAAGTCACGGAGGGTTTGTTCGAGAACTGCGTCACCGGTACCAAAAGGCCCAGCGGCGGCAGATGCGTTCATAATTTGTTCGAGGGATTCGTTTGCCATCTTATTCACTTCCATTTATTTTTTTGTTATCAAGCCGTTGCACATTGAGTTGTGTTGACCGGAATTAGTTCACCTGCTGATGTAGTTGCTTGTCCTTCACCGACATAAACACCGACGAGTTTGTCCGAACCTGCTGTTTTATTGACAAGGCCGCTACCCTTAAGGTACACCAAATCGCCGGTTTCGTATGTAATTGAATTTTGGGAGGCAATCATGTGAACGCCACCCATTGGGAAGTAGGAGCAAGTTGCGCCTGTGGTTTCAAAAACAAGGTCTGCATCACGGCTGGATTCGCCAGCGGAAACACCCAAAGGCACATTTGTTGCGGCTCCAACTTGGAGTTTGTTTGCGTCTGAAGACTTTGCGAGAACAAGGCCAACACCGCTTACGGTTTGTGCGTCTTTCAAAATTGCGTTGCGGGGGTCGTTGCCTGTAAATGCTACCATTCAAATCATCTCCTTCATTTCTTCAAAGTTGGGTGCGCTGATGCGCTGGTCATTACGCTCGGTTCCGCTTAGGGTTTTGTTCCAAGAAGAAGCCCAAGCATTCCATGCTTGTGCGTATAGACTTTGTGGGGTTTCGACAACTTTACCGTTTAGGTAGTTGGCGACAACAGGTTCAGCGGTCTTGCTTTCTTTGGAAGCGACGGCTGATTCGGATGCTGGAACTGCTGGGGTCATTTCGACCACAGGTTCAGCAGGGTGGGATGCTTCCCAAGATGCGATGAGGTTGGTAAGGGTGTCCGAAGAAAGGTCTTCGTGTCCCTTAAGTCCAAGTTCGGTTGCGGAAGCAACGAGTCCAAGTCGGACTTCTTCTGTTTGAGCGGCTTCGTGAGCCTTCATCTCTTCAAGTTCTGCACGAGCAAGAACCAATTCTGCTTGTAGTGCTTCCATCTCACTTGCGGAAACATTTTCTTCAATAATTTCTTCATCGGACATATTCGTTATCTCCTTTCGGTAATCTTGCCGAGATGCCGATTGACTTATGAAGGTTTCTTCGATGGAGGCAGTTCTTTTAGCACGAGGATGCCCTTTGGGAAGTAGGTCATTGTCTTGCTTGTAATTGGGATTTGATGGCCTTCCGGTACGAAGGAGATATAGGAATGCGTTGACTCTTGCCACTCCCCAGCCATTTCTTGACATATTGGGTGCGTGGCTTGTGCTAAAAGCACCAGCACCACGACGGAATACAGTAAGGAGTGCGCCCATAGATGCTTTACTACCTTTTCCTTTTTTGTTGTGTTCTTGCATTTTGTTCTGCAAGGTTTTGCGAGTAGCGGGAGAAACAACAATTGACTTGTTTGGTTTTTTAGCGGAACCGGGTGGGTTTTTCTTAGACCCTTTTCGTCGCTCGTCGGGTTTAGCGGGAGTCTTTCTTGGGTCGTTCTTTCCGGGTTTGCCATGCTGTCCACCATGTTTTGCTTCTGCGTTTTCTTTAACCTTTTCAACAGATTCTATTGTCGCTCGGTTGTACGCTGGCTTATGAACTATTGCCAAGTGGTCAAAGGTAAAGTCATTGTCAAACACCATACCTGTTTCACTTGCGGCGATAGGGATTCCATAGCCACCAATGCTAACACCATATTCGGGTTTTAACCATAGACCGGATTCAAGAGCCTCAAACAATTCTTCTCGATACACATGGGCCGCATACCGCACTTCGTACTTTTCTTTGTCGGGATAACTTATTGTTGCGGAAATAACCTTTCCTACATTTGCTTCATTTACGCCACCGTCCATGTTGCGCTCAAAACCAACATCTTTTGCTTTAGGGTGGTTAAGTGTTAAATCAGCACCTATCATTTGGTCAAGTACCTTTTCTGCACCACGCTTAGTAATAGCCCAACGGTTTTTGTTGTAGCCTTCGTGGAATGCAACACCTTTGATTTCAAGAATGTTTTTGCCTGTTGATGCTTCAACTTTAGCAACTATTTCCTCAACAGTAATTTCCATAGTGACATTTACAGGTTGACAAGAACCGGCAACCATTTCTTCACCAATAGGACAAGAGGCTGATGCTTCTGCAAATTCGTGACCTTTGTGTGCGGCCATACATTGTTCTTTACTGTACCCTGCCTCTTGGCAACGGGACATATACTCACCATGCGTTTCGCTTTCTTTTGGTTTTGGTTCTGCGGCTTCTGCGTGTTCAGCACAGCCTCCGCAACATGGTTTGTCTTCGGAAGCCTCAATAACTTCTTCGATGCCTTCAATGACTTCGCCTTCATTAGAAGACCATAGTTCATCGTAGGATGCTTCGACTTTGTTAGTTGACCATTGTCGGCAAGACCAATAACCGGGTGTGGTTCGGTCTTTCTTTTCCGAGCAACTGTGTCGGTCACGGAATGCCTTGCGTCGCTTAGGGTCGTCACGCTTGATTTCCATGTTTGGGTCGCCAAAACGCACAATGACTACTTTGCCACTTGAGTTCTGCACATAAACAGCAAATTTCTTAGGTCCGCCTTGTGTACGGAATGGTTTGTTGAGTGTCACCTTTTTACCTTGATATTCTGCGGCTTCAACGGTTTCTTCGTCTTCATCATCATCGTAAGACGCTTCTTTACCCTCATACATAGAGTTGCACACAGCCGCTCGCTGTGCTGGATTTGGGTACTCGTCAGCAGTCTTGCTGTCACCCATACACCTGTCCATGTAATCGTCTTTCGACTCACCTTCTTGAACATCGGGCATGGTACTGCGACAGGCGGAGTGACTTTTAATCCATTCGCCAAATCTGTTGACTTTCGTTTAAAATGTCTTCGTAAAGTGACAGTGACATAATGTTTTGAACATCATAGTATGACTCCACTTTGGTATATCCAAGAGATATTACGGTCTTAACAAGTGATTCCATTTTTATTTGCTCTATGGGATTCAATACTGTGACCTTCGGTATATCACGCAATACATAACTATTGTTTCTTTCTTCTAACAAAAATGGGTGATACTTATTTTTTCGGTATTTCTTTTTGACATAGGTATTACCAACAAATGCGAACTCTTCAAGAATCAAAGAGCCGGTGTACGCTACCGGTTCATCATCAACAAAGAGTACCCAATAATCCATGTTATCAAAAATTTGAGGATAACCCTTTTCGCTTGGGAATGGTAAATTGGGCCAAATCAACTCAAGTTCTTTGCGCTCAAGACACTCAACTATCATTTTTACCCCATCTTTTCCAAGCAACTTTTGCGACAAAAACCCAAAAAAGAACTTCAAGAACTACCAATAGGAATGTGCCAACAACTACCCATTCCATATAGTACCCTCATTTTTTATTTTCTTCTTCTCCAACAGGTTTTATGGGGGTAATTGTTGTCATTCCAGCATCGTGCTTTTTGATTTCATGCACATGGTCTTGTGCAGACTTTTCCAAAAACATCTTGTGGTCATGTTCTTCGGAGTCACGGTCACGCTCGTGCTTAAGTTCTTGGGGAATGTTATCAATTTCAATGGTTTGTTCGGATTCCCACATACGGAGAACAGTATTCATAGCCGGACCTGCAACACCACCAATAATAGCAATAAGAGCGATAAAACCATCCAAGTTAGCAAGAACAACATCGGGTTTCCAAATACCCATACCTACTACTGCGCCGCTTGCGAGAAGCCATAGGTAAATTGCCGGTATTACAGTACGCTGTACCATTTTGTCGTTAAACGAATTTGGGTTTTTTTTACTCATCTTTCATCCCCTCTTGTTGGTTTGTTCTTGGAAGTTCGCCGGTTTTTCCTTTAGTCCCTTCTTTGCGATTGGTACCTGCCGATTCCGGTTGCATACCAATAACTTCGAGTGTTTGATTAAGTGTTAGGATGCCTGCATCATAACCAAGAACGGCTCTTTTCATAGAGTCCATAGGCGACTCTTCTGCAATAGGTTCAAAGTGGAACTCCGGTAAATCTTTCATTTCATGCTTGATACCTTTAAGTTCTAATTGTTTTGAGAATAATTCCATAATACCTTGCTTAACAATTGATTGAAGGCGAGAGATGGCCGTATTAGCCCACATATTTGCGTTGTAGGTAGCGGCAAAGGTTGAACCCTTTTCTTGCCCTGCGGCGACACGAGGGACATGAAGAACGGCGGCTACATTGGCACCAACCATATCAAGGAAACCACTGTTGTCGGGAATTGTGTTTTTGAGGTCAACATGGTGTAGTGTCACATAGGAAGGTAGGATTGGCATTTGGTCGCCTCGCAAACCTTCAAACAATTTGATAACTTCATCCATGATAATTCCAAGCCTTTCTTGTTGCTCGTCGGGGTCTTGGATATGTTCAATGGCCGACTTATCAATTGTAATGAATTGCTTGGTTAGCACATCTTCAAGAGCAATACGGTTGTTCATTGTGTTGTACTTAACACGCACTACTTGCTCAAGTGAAGAAAATCGGGATTGACCCCACACACCATAGGTTTGACGCAATTTTGTGTCTTCGTACCAATTGCTTCGGAAGTCTGTTCGGAAGTGTACGATTTCGCTACGAGGGAATACCATAGTGTCAATGCCTTGTTCTCGCAAGATGTAAAAGTCATTTGTCATAATTGGACTGTTTTCGTCGGCTGTGAATGGTAATCCGTTTGCCCCACGGTTGTCAACAATAGTAATCTGTCGGATAGGAAGGCTTTGAATGTTGGTAATACCTACACCGGTACGACCAACTAATTTGTTAATGTCGTTGCCATACACTTGTAGGTTGCGTAGTGCGTTGATAAGAAAGTCGTCAAAGTCAACACGGTCAACCATTTCCATGATTGCGTTGCGTATTGAGCCATTCTTAGCCTTCTTGTAGTCAATGCGGTAGTTGTTAGCAGTGAGCGACACACTGCGTACAGCACCATTGAGTTCGGGGTCTAACTTGACCATGTTGTCGTACAAGTCAAATTTGTTAAGGAAGTTCGATTCCTTTTGGAACTTTTCTGTTTCGGAAAAAATATCCGGCAAACCTGCGGCAACTGACAGTGGTACATTACTACCGACCCGATGAACGATTTTTTCTTCGGCGACGGCGTTGCGTCGAAACCTATCAAAGATACCCATGTTAGGGGGAGATGTGGGATGATTTATGAAGGTAGCGATTTATTTTTGTTTATTGTTTCTTTTTTTACAAAAATAATTAAATCGAACGACATATATCGGTTTTGCTTAATTCTTTTATTGTTTCAAAGGCGTTTAAGAAAAAGAAGTAATAAGCAATATCAGTGGGGCATAAAACATCTATGAATAAATGAAAGAATACTATGTTTGGTCTTTGAGTACATCGTTTTATTCTTTTTGTTGGTGCTAAATCAACAGAAAGATAAATGTTCATAAAGGGTTTCCTCTTGGAGTATATTGATGCGAGCCTCTCCGAACTACGGTAGCGATTTGATTGCTGAACAATTTAAAGAAGGTGAGGCTGTTCTTAGTCTTGCCCGAAGGTTAAACAAGATTGACCCTAAAAAATCAGTTAAGGGTTGGGAAATGTCAATTTACCGTTGGAAAAATAATGAAAAGCCAGCACCTAAACCCGAAAAAGAGCCTGTTATTGAAAATGAACTTGAGGCTGTAAAGCAATCTTATCACTATGACTCGACAAAAGACGAATACTACACTTTCTTGCGAGTTGCAGACCAAATGATTTGTGTTGACGGTGACAAACATAGAGCCATGAAAGAAGCATACTCAAACATGGTAGGAAAACCTGCATCTATGAATGAAATTTGTAGGGAGTTTGGTATTCCTCGTGCGTGGTTTGATGAATACCGACGACGGCATGGATGGACGCATGATATGTCGCCATACACCGATGAAGAAATTACCACAAAAGATGTGGATATGCTTGTTGATGATTTGGTGACAAGGAGAAAACACCAACTGCACAAGAAATTTGAGCGAGCCAAGTGGAAGTCTATTGAAGAATCAGCAGAAAAGTACAATATGTTTGAGGAAAAAATACTTAACGAGTTCCGACAAATTGTTTCCGAAGCACCAAAAACCACACCTCTAATGGCTATGGTTGAAGATTCTCTTGAGTATGCGCTTGTTATTAGTCCTACTGACTTCCATTGGGGTAAATACGGGTGGGTTGACGAAGTTGGAGAAACCTACAATTTTGATGAGGCAAGAAAGCGTTTGATGGAAAAGACGCAAGAATTAATTTGCCGCCTTCCTTCTCGACCGGAAAAGATTATTTTGGCTACCGGTAGCGATTGGTTTCATGTTGATACTGATGCTGGCACAACAACAAAAGGTACACCGCAAGACATGTGTGGTAGCCCTGCTGAAATCCTAATGACAGGTTGCCAAATGGCACGAGAGCATATTGAACTGCTTAGACAAGTTGCTCCTGTTGAGGTAGTGTTTATGCCGGGTAATCACGACCGCATGAGTGCTATTGCGTTAATGATGTACCTTAGTGCGGCTTATGAAAATGTCGAAGACTGTGAAGTTATTGTGAGTCCTTCCACTCGACAGTATGTTCAGTATGGCAACAACTTGCTTGGTTTTATTCATGGTGACGGTGCAAGGAACCTTGTTGAGTTAATGAGCAACGAAAAGCGAGAACTGTGGGGAGAATGTCAACACCACACATGGTTCCACGGTCACCTACACCATCGACAGGTTGTTGAAAAGGGTGGTTGTTTAATTGTACAACTTCCTTCGCTTGCTGGACATGACAGGTATCATGCTCGACAAGGCTACACAACAAGTATGGCTGGTTTGTCTGCACACTTTATTGACAAAGACAAAGGACTTGTTGGTACATTGTTTGCTCCTGTGGAGGGTGAACATTGACAAACCCACAAATCAAAAAATTAAGAGAATGTCAAAAGTGTGGTCATAAATGTTATTCCCGTTATACTTCTCACAAAAAGTGGTGTAAGGAAACAAAAAAAATGGTGTACTGCGGTTGCTTAAGGGTGGTAAGAGATGAAGCGTGAACATGTTGTTTGTACGGCTTGCGGTTGGGAAAGTAAGTACCTTTCTCAAGCAAAGGCTTTTACGAGAATCTGTCCGTATTGTGGCTTACGCACTTTGCGACCGTGGTGAAATTATGAACATAAAAAAAGATATTTATTGGACTTTTCCGATTAGAATGTATGTGATGCCGAATGTCAAGAATTAAACAAGCATTAGCGTTTGAACGAGCAAGAAATGATGTTTCCTATTTTTACCGATGGCTTGGCTACTCTTGGGGCAACCACATCGGAGAATGGATGGATATTTACACTGACAGGAAGGAAGCGCATGTTCACCGTGTTTGTATTATTGCTCCGAGAAGTCACTCAAAAAGTACGACGCTTGGTGTAAAATTGCTACACATGTGTTTGTTTCAAAAATTTAATGGCAAACCTATGGACATTTGGTTGTTTTCTGCCAGCCAAGACACAGCAGTTCGACGGTTGGCTGAAATACGCAAGGATTTGACAAGTCACAAAGAGTTAGCCCGATACATTGACCCCAAAAAAGGTGGTAAAAGAGAACTATGGCTAAACAACGGAGCAGTAATTCGCTGTTCTTCCGTTGGCAGTGCTATTCGTGGTGACCACCCTGCTGTTGTTGCACTTGATGATGTGTTGCTTGATGCTAAAAAAGAACTAAACAACGAGCAGTTGCGGCATTGGCTACGAAAGGTTGTCATGCCGATGCTTGACCCCGGTTCGTTTCTTTACTGTGTTGGAACACCAATGGCTATGACTGACTTGTACCACACTGAAATGCTTGATAACGACCAATGGAAAACAGGCATTTGGAGTGCTATTCCTAATTGGGATGAAAACAAGCATGAGCCGGAAAAATTAGAAGCACTTTGGCCGGAGTTCCGACCATTGGACTTTTTGCTTGAACAGAAAAAAGTGACCGGTGAATTAGAATTTGCTCAAGAATTTTTGTGCAAGGTTATTGACGATGAAGCGGCTGTGTACCCTCGTAAATTTACACGGGCCAATATGGACTTAGAGCAGGTGTTTGACAAGGAAAAGCGTGATGGCTGTAAATATGTTATTGGTTTTGACCCGTCACAAGGATTAGGGAAAGACTATTCTGTTTTAGTGGCTGTTCGCCAAGAATCCGATGGCTCATTAGCAATTGCCAACATTTGGAGAAGGAATGACTTTTCCCCCGATAGGCAGGCTGACATGATTGGCGAGTGGTGTAAAAAGTACAGCGCACCTCTTGCGGCAGAAGATGTAGGTTTCCAACGCTTGTTCAAGTCTTTGTTGGAGGCTAAGGGTATTGGCGTTGAATATCGAGAGTCAAAAGTTAGCAATAAAGGATTAAAGCAAGGATTGCTAAACCGATTGCGTGTTTGGTTTGAACGGGGCAAGATTCAATTCCCCTATGGCAACGATGCAACAAGGCGAGTTGTCAATGAAATGTTGGAAGAATTGGAGTCACACGCTTGGAAATCCGGTGACATTGTTGATACGGGCAAACACAATGACTTGGTAATGGCTTTGGCACACGCAATTGACCAATTCTCGTTTAAATCCGATGTTGTCCCATTTGCTGGCCGGTCTATGGCTAAAGGTGCATGGCAAGGTGGCAAGTCAAAAAGTCGTGGCAGAAGTAAAATCTTTAGAGCGGTGAGTCGTCGTTTATAAAGAAGGTTTTGAAAAATTTTTCTGCGAATTTTTGAGGGTACTAAGCAACGCTGTGTAGGCGGCGTGCGTCGATTTTTGGAGGCAAGACCGCCGCAGATGGACCCGCACCCAATCCAGCAGATGCCCATTCTTGATGCCATACATGGCCTGTACGGGCCGTTCGTGGGTGCTGGGCGGTATGGGTAGCACCGCACCCCCTTGCGTGCGCTGTAGGGGTGTCTACGGGCTTGTTTTCGATTTCAGCCCCAGCCGAGCAGGGCGGCACCTGCTGAACAGGCTCGCAGTACCCCGAAAATTGACATAAAAAAAAACATCCCGCTGGCCCACTCCACGACCGGCACAGGATGAGAACCGGTCGCTGTTGTTGTTTCGTTTGCTTGTCAATACCTCCGCAGTGTGTCGTTCGTCGTTCGTTCTTCGTTCAGTTCATCGGTCGCATTCAAGCCTTGAAGCGTCGCTCAAGAGCGATGCCCAAAAGGGTGACTTGCTCGCCATCCACTGCCACTTCAAAGGCACATGGGACAACATCGAAGTCCATCTTGCTCCACTTGCCACCCTCAATTCGGGTGCTAAATCGGGATGCGTCGCCGTCGTTGGTCATGCAATCGGCCATGAGTTGGGCCGGTGTGATTTGGCCACGGTGAGCCATCACAACACGGTTGAACAGGGCCTTCGTGATGCGGCAAGCCTTGAAGTGGACTCGGTGGCCGCCGTAGGTCTTGAGGCCAGCGTTCACCTTGTCCAAGACCGGTAGGTGCATGGTCACGCTGTTGTATCCAAGGTTGCGCTTCGGGGTACCGCAAGCAGGGCAGGCGTTGGCTCGGCTCACTTGCTGGTGTCCCCATGCCTTGCGACAGTCGGAGCAGTACCGCTGGGCGGCGTGGCCGTTGTTGGTCCAATCAAGCACCGTTTCGGCGTTGATGGCAAGGTGTGCCTTTAGGCAGTCCACGCCATCGCCTTGAAGGGCGTAGCGGTGGACGGTGGAGCCTTCAACACGGTTGCGAGTGTCGAGGGCAAGGTCACCCTTTCGCTTGTCATTCAGTTGCTTCAAGGTGTCCATTCCGTCACGGATGAGGGCCTTGCTGTCAACCGGCACATATCGCACCATATCGCCTTCAATGAGGCCGAAGGCTTGCATCATTTCGGGGGTGGCTTCCATCAAGTCGAGGTCGATGGCTTCGGCTGACTGACCGGACTTCTCAACGGCGTGGCGGTTGGCGTCACGGTATGCCTTGAGGCTGACCAAAGCGGCCAAGGCTCGGCGGACTGCTGGCTTCATCACGAGGTCGGTGGCGTCGAGTTCGCCAAGGTCGTAGGTTCGTGGTTGTTGGTTTGGTCGGATGGTCTTGACCGGTCGGAATCCAGCGGCCTTGATGGCCGCCATGCTTGGGTTCTTGATGCCCATCTCGTCGTTTAGCCCCTTGAGTACCGTGGCTGGTACGGTGTCCTTCGCTTGGTACTTGTTGACCCGTCGGGTCATGGCTCGGTTGGCGTTGCTGTGCTTTGACACAGCCTCCACCAATGTGACCATGATAACCTCATGGGGGTTTTCGGTTCCGTTGATGAACTGCTTCATCATGCTTGCTTCGTTTGCGTTTTGTGTGTTTTCGCTGTTTTGCATTTGGTTTCCCTCCTGTATTCCCACCGGAGTTCTCCCTCCTATATGAGCATTTGACGACTAATCCATGAAATTCGGCTGTTTTGGGGGTTTTTGGTTTGCTCCGGCTCGGCCTGCCACCGGCCCGACAATGTGCCTAAACGGGCTGGAATCGCACTTTTCATTCATGTTTTGGTTCATGTTTTGGGTTTGGGTCAACTAAACGATGCACTGCGAGGCGGTGGCCCCTGTTTCGCCAGCCTGTTTCGACCCGAACATGAATCATTCTTGTTCACTTTTCGGCTCGGAAGTGGTCCGACGGCGCACCGGAGCCGAGGCGGACAATGTTGGAATTTGAGCCAATTTCGCACTTTGAACCCGGATATGAGCGTTCGGCGTTTTAGGGTGCCCTAAATCTCCGATTTGCCGAAATGCACATGAAGCGTTCATGTTTTAGGGCCGCCTAAACATTTTTAGGGCGACCTAAATTTTTTTAGGGCAACCTAAATCATTTAGTCGCGACTAAATCCGAAAACGCAAATCAAAATTTAGTCGGTATCCAGGACATTAAAATAGAAAATTTAGTCGAAAATTATCGAAAATAAAAATAGACCAAATTTAGTCGGTATCGAATTAGTCGAAAAGAGGATTTTTAATTAGTCGGCATCGAAATTTTAGTCGAGGGGTGGCCCCCGCCTGCAACACACGCAGACGAGGACCGGAGGGGTGAGCGTGAAGGGTGGTCCCAGCCCGTAGGCTGGGAATCGCCACCCGTGGGGTGCTGGTCACAGCAGTGCTTGGCAGTGCGGGCAGACAGGTGTACGAGGTGCGCCGGTGTTGGCAAGGGTGGTGTATCGACCTTGCTTTTCGGACCACACGCCCGCTTCACGGGCAAGGTCGGAAGGCGACCAAGCGGAGTGCTTGGCACCACACAGGGCGAGAGGTTGACCGGAGAGGCGAATGTGAAGGATAGCCATTCAAGCCACCGCCGGAATTTCGTGCATCACAATGTCGCTGTTTGGGCACATGATGATGAGGCGGTCGAGGGTTGCGTCGATGAGGTAGCGAGGGACATAGGTCGGGACGGCGATGTCGGGTGTGGCGGTGTAGGAGGCGGCGGCGAGGGAGTAGCCATGCGAACCGAGCAGGGTTTCGATGGTGTCGCTGAATTGGTTGAGTAGGTCGTCAACATTCGGCGAGTTGTAGTCAAAGCAGACCTCATGGTACATCTGTACCACGGTGTCGAGAACCGCAGGGTTCACGGGGTAGGTCGGCAGTCGGGCTTCGGGGGTTATGGTTTGTTGTGCCATGTTTGTACCATAGTCACTCTCCCCTTAAAGGCATCGGTGATAGGCGGTTTTAGTCGGCAAAGTCGGCCACAGGTGGCCCCTACTTGGGGGCCGCAGGCCCAATAATCGACTAAACGGGGGAGTAATAATTTATCTTTAGTCGCGACTAATTCAAGTGCTTTGTTATTTTTTAGTCGTTATCGGAACGATTTTTTTATTTAGTCGAAATTTAAAAAACGATAAAATTTAGTCGAAAATCAAAGACAATAAAATTTAGTCGAAATCAAAAATTATCGAAATTTTAGTCGGCCAAAATCATGTTTAGTCGCTAAGAAAGAAAAGTATATAAGGGGTAGCCCAGCCCCCCGCCGAAGCGGGGTTCGGGCGGCTCCGGCTCGTGGCCGTATTTAGTCGGTGAGTTAGTCGCTCAAACAATCATTGTCCACTTGAACACGATGAAATTGTTTTCCTTCCTGTTTGTGAACACGCAGACAGTGAAGGTTTCAAATGACTCTTCAAGGTCTTCATCGTACACGGTTTCCAACTTGCCGCCGGGATAATACATTGGCAGGTCGTTCCATTGTTCTTCGTTCTCGTGTGTTAGTGCAGTGTTTATTATCATGTAGTCCATGTTTTTGCCTCCATCTGTTGCTCGCCTCGCTACTATTTAAGTTTATGGGAGGGGCGACTAAACGCCGATTTTATCATTATACCTTAGTCGTGACTAACTCGCAGGGGATTTGGGGAATTAAGGAACCCATCTAGTCGGGACTAATTAGTCGCGACTAATTTATTACTCCCCCATCGGCGCATTCGGGAAGCGGCACCCCACTCCTATGAGTATGTGGGGGTATATAACCTTTGCTTTGAGGCGAATTTTTAGTCGCGACTAATTTTATGGGGCGCAGTTGTTTGTTTAGTCGTTATTTGGCTTCGTCGGCTTCGAGTAGGGGGTAGTGGCGACCCTGTTCACTTTAACCGACTAAACGCTGTACTGCGGACTGATACTTTAGTCGAAATTTAAAAATTAGTCGCGACTAAAAAAATGGGGTGCAGTGATGCGTTTAGTCGAAATTTAGCATCGGGATGCCTCGGCCTCTATCCCGAAGGGTACCACATTGAAATACCGACTAAACAGTGTACTGCGAGGCAGAAATTTAGTCGGGACTAAACAGTGCTACGGGGTGCGTTTAGTTGCGACTAGAAAAATGCCTTTCAGTGGTGCGTTTAGTCGAATTAAACCGCCATAAGACTCCACCGCCCTACTCAGCCATCGAAATTCTAAAGCACGACTAAACGGTGTACTGCGTGATAGAAAATTAGTCGCTACTAAAGGCATCACTGCGTTTTGGGGGGCGACTAAAGATTATTGACTACAAAAAAACGAATAACGACTAACGAGCCAAGTCAAATCCCGGATATTGACCACCGATAATTTAGTCGAAAGTGCAAAAGTTCAAAAATGCGATGAAATTTTAGTCGTTATCGAAATCCTGAAAAACCGTTATTGTAGTCAATAATTTAGTCACGACTAAGTATCAGGGGCACCGCCCGCTCCGCCGGTTTCTGTGGGGTTTATTTAGTCGAAATTATTTCCGGCAAAAATTGAACGACAATTTAGTCGAAAAAAATAACAGCCGAAAAATCAGCAAATCCGACCGTAGCAGTTAGTCGAAAATCGAAAAAACCAGCCGATTTAGTCGCCCGTCCCAATCCGGCCCTCTTTAATAATACACTACGCACAAGATAAGCGTTTAGTCGGGGTACCGGAAACTTTAAATAGTAGTACATCTATGGGTATATAAGACCCGAAGGAGATACCCCAAATGAGCCGAACCAACCCAACTGAAACCCTAAGCGTGAAAGGCGTCGCATGTCAAAAATGCGGTTGCCGTAAATTCCGACCGATAGGGCATTCCCTTGAGAATGTCCGATGTGTCCACTGTGGCACATTCACTTTCCTGTGGGGTGCTGTTTGATGGTTGACCTCACCGTTGACGATTGTATCGCTATCGCCGCCGCATTGGAAATGTACGCAGGCAAAATCATGCGAACCCACCCTCACCAATCCGCTGAAAACCTCGACCTTGTGCGAAAAATCTGGTGGGCGATTGATATGGAGGCTGAATTGTGACCGCCTTCCCCCACACCATTGAGTTCCGTGGCTACGATTACGACTTCCATAAGATTTACGGATGCCCCGACCAAGCCGCTCTTGAAGCCTCGCTGGTCCGACAGTACGGCATCATCGGCCACGCCCACTATCACCGCCGGTCCAAGATTCGGGCCTTCGTCAAAAAATTCCCTCAAGGCTTCGTCGTGTACACCCGTGAGGTGAGTTGGTGAGCATCGACAAATGGCCCCACCGACCCTGCCAGCACTGCGGCAAATCCGCTGATGAGATTCGGCAGATTCCCACCATGCACATCGTCCTCGCCTGCAAGAATTGCCTTGAATCATGGAGGACTCAATGATGGTCACTGTCACTTCCCGCCTGTTCTCGCCGTACCTCCGTGACCGAGCCGAGTCGTACCTCAAAAAGTTCGCCAAGCGAGCCAAGACCCAAACGCCCGTCGAATGGCGCATCGACGAAAAGACGCTCACCGGCAAAGTATTTCGGAAAAACCAATCCGGCACATTCCTTGACACCGACGGCACCCGCTACTCGCTGGCGAAAACGCCCCGAATGATTCGGCTCACCAGCAGCACGCTGACCCACGCTGAACTCACCGCCCTCAATCATCGGCGACCGCTTCCACCGGAAACCTTCGATGCTCGATACCTTCCGCACCCGATGCTTCAAATTGTCGTGGACTACGAGCCACCCAGCGATTGGCAGGTGGTCGCCGTGTGTGACCCCTCCGACCCCAACGAGCCGACCGGCTCCCCTGCGATTTGGACTCCGATGTTCGGCGAAAAATTGCCCGAAAGAATCGGTAGGCGCAAATTGCCCGAAAAATTCATCGACCACTGCGACCACTGCACCAGCGGTCCACGGCGGCGAAAACGAACCCTCATCGTCCGCTCGCCGAAAGGTCAAACGAAAATCGTTGGTTCGACCTGCCTGCTCTCGTACACCGGGATATCGCCGGACGACCTCGAAAAATTGATGAATATCGCGACTCGCCCACCTCCCGAAGAGGCTGGCGGCGGGTACTTCGGAGGTCGTGCCTACACGACCACTCACCCGACCTCGGTCCTCAACGACTTGGTGGCGGCATACGCTCTCAAAAATCGCAACTACCGCTCCGGCATGGGGAGCCTGCTTCTCAACGGCGTTGCCGAGTTCCACGGCGATGAAGTCGCTGTCGGCGTTGTCCACATGGAAACGAAAAAGTTCACCGAAACCTTCCGCATCGCAAATGTGTGGCCGAAACGGTTCAAGGGTCGGTACAACATGGAAGACCTCGCCTACCTCGTGGAACCCACGCCCGATTCTCAAATGCTCGCACTGTCCTTCGCCTCGGCCATCGAAGCGATGAAAGACGACCGGCCCAGCGAATTTTCTCGAAAAGTTCTATCGGTTGCCGAGTCCGGCATGGTGTACAAGAAAACTTGGAATGTGTACGCTGGCGCATCATCCCGCTGGCTCAAGACCGTTCACGCTGAATGGTTCGATGCCGTCGAAGAGGCGAAGCCAAAGGAAACCACCAAACGCCTCCCGCATGATGTGGGCGAGCGCATCACGGTGAAATGCCGATTCGTTGAACAGCGCATCACACGCAACGGCTACACGCTCACGGAGTTCGTCACCGACAAAAACGAGGCGATTGTGTCCTTCGGAAAATTCGATTACAAACGCCACGGCCTCAAACCCAACGACCGCATCACGCTCACGGGTACCGTCAAGCGACACGGCTCCTTCAAAGACAACGAATCCACAACCCTCAACCGGTTGACCGTGGAGGCGAAAGAATGAACGAAACAGAAATGATTGAAGAAGCAACACAACGGGCCTTACTGAACCCCATCCTCCATGTCTTGGAGGCTGATGTAGACTACTACCTCGATGAAGTAAAGCGAGAACAAATGGAGGCGGAAGAATGAGTTATCGGGAAACCCAAATCAAGAAGTCCAACAACGAAGACAACCCGAACCAAAACAAATGCGCCCAAGCGGTCGCAAAATGGTTGGGCGTTGCCGACAAGGTGCGGTACCTGCACAACATGGAAGACCTCGTGCGGGCCTCACGCAAGAGATTTACAGTCCGCAGTCGCTTGAGCGAAGCCAAAAAGTTATTACCGAAAAAGAAACTCACCGTTTCACAATTCCGAAAAATCGCACAGGACATATCCGACAAGGCGTATGGTGGCGAAGTCCGCAAGGCTGAATACTATTGTCCCGATAGTGAAAAGTGGTGGATTCAAGAAACCCGCACCTGCTACGACCCTGCGGCGTTCATCATTCGCACCCCCGACCACGCCCTCGGCCTTGACAGTACAGGCAAGGTCATGGTTGACACATCTCCCCGAAAGTCCGACAGGCGAACCGTCACGCATGTGTACATGGTTTGCTGGGGCGAGCCGACGAAGACCGAACTCTTTGGAGGTTTTGTCGAAGAATGAGGGTAGTAGTGTTTAGTCGGGCCACCAGAAACTTTAAATAGTAGGACATGGTACTCTATTTGTAAGCGGACAAAGCCGACAACACACCGAAAAAAACAAACACTGAAAAAAAACATGGAAGGAATTATTATGACAAGAAAAATACAGATACCGGAAAACATTGAAGACGAATTTTGGGAGGTCACAGACCCCACCCAATTTGTGAGAACATACAACGCCCTGCGACGACGACGCAACGATACATTTGACTACCCGAATCGGGCAAGCAACAGCGTACAAATCTCGCTTGGTCACGGCCACTCATCCGACGGCTATTGGTTTGACATGACGAACAAGCAGACCGAAGAATTGCTCACCAAACACGCCAACGCAAAACCGAACTCCTTCGCAAATTGCGTTTCAAATCCCGCCGTTCGATTCAAGATTTCCCGATGGGACATTTCCGTTTGGCCGTACCACAAAGCCGATTTCACGCTCAACAAGGACAACAATTGGGGGCGTGACGAATGAGCGAGCCAAAAGTGTACATGGCCTGTTTGGGATGCTACAACGAAGGAAGGCTTCACGGCTCATGGATGGATGCCGACCAATTGGAGGAACGGTGGGACTACGCCGAAGAACACGACCGCCAAGACAGGGCGGGACACTTCAACAAATGCTCCCGACCTTTCCACGACGAATGGGCGATTCACGATTATGACGGCGTTCCCAACATGGGCGAGCATCCCGACATTGAGTTCCTCATCGAAGTCATGCGTTGCATCGAAGAACACGGCGACGCATTCTTCCGATGGTTTGAACACGACTCATGGAATATGTCGCATCTCAAAGGTGAACTTGAAGACCATTTCCGAGAACAATACTACGGAAAATATGACTCACCCAAAGCGTTTGCCGAAGAGTACGCCATCGAAGCCGGTTGGCTCTCAAACAACAACAACAACCCACTGTTCCGCTATGTGGACTTTGAGTGGTATTGGAACGCCGACCTGCGCCACTCTTTCACCTACTCCAACGGCCATGTGTGGTGTTGCGAATGATTCACATTCACGCCATCAAAACCCTCGGTCAAAACGAAGACAGGGCAGTGTTTCGTGCGCTCCCCGCACCCGCCGGAGCGGGTCAACTCTTTGACTCCATCATACGGCTGTACAACGACGAAGACCACATCATCGACCTTGAACAAGCCATGAATCAAGTCCTCGGACTCAGCACCGACAAAGAAACAAAGATTTTCTATTGGTACAAAGTTGACCTTGAGAGCGAGTTCCAATACTCCGCCTTCATCGCCGTCAAAAGTCTTTCCGAAGCCGACCACAATTGGGCCAAGCAAGAAGCAAGATACCGAAGATGGACTTCCGTGGGAGCGTGTACCCGATGAACGGAAGAAAGGATTTGACGATTGATATTCTCGAAAAAGTAATTTCCGAGATGATTGGTCCCGAAACCAGCGACGACGGGGTGTACCTGTCCGACCGCAAGATGTGGGTTTCACAGGTCAACATCATACGCATGACATGCCAAACATGCGGCACCGAATTTGTCGGGCCGGACTACAATGTGTATCACATGCTCGCCACGCACGACTTCGGCCACCGCAAGGAAATGGAAATGGCAGAACTCAACGCTGTGATGGGTGACGACGACGAACCACAAGAAGGGGGTGCAATACTTTGACGACAAAATTAACTTCAAGGTGCATGGATGAAATGTTCAAACTGATGCGCTACCATTCACGAATCGGGTGCAAGCCCGTACCCTTCACACGCGACGAATTGTACAATTTGATGGAGAAGGTTTGGCCGTATGTGTCAAAAACGCCACTACGCAACCACTTTCCAACAAACGCAGTGTGGGCGCAGTTCACACGCAAGCAGAACAGCATCATGGCCGACGCCGCCGCAAATGCTCTCGCCCTTCCCGCCGCCTCCGCCGCCGCCCTCGCCGCTGGCAAGCCAGCCAGCACAAGAATTGTTCCGACAAAACAATGGCGAACAGAATACGACGACGGAGTAAAAGTACAACGCCAAACCATTCGCTGGGCAGTCCACCTGCCCCCACATTATAGGGGGCATGGAGGCTCGCAGTGAAGTGGTGTGTGTGTGTTTAGTCGCCCTACCAGAAGACTTAAATA